CTGCTATGTAGTCTGTTCTCGTAAAAGCAGCACTACTGCCAGCACCACTTCCGCCGGTATTACTTGCTGTTACTGTAATACTATGAGGACTGTCTGTAAAGTTTGTATAGGTATGAGTTGGGCTAGTACTAGCCGTTGTATCGTTACTTGTGCCATCGCCCCAGTTAATTACAAACTGGTTTGCTGTACCAACAGCAGTAATACTCAGCGTAGCTGTAAATCCGCTACCTCCTGCTGTTACATCACTAGCAAACGTAACACTCTTAACAAATTTACTATTACGAATATTTTCTGTTACTTCATTTAGCTCATCAATAGCATCTGTAACTTTTGTGCTTGTAACAAATCCTTGGTAAGCACCATCTGTAGTTAAACTTGAATCTGTTGGTGTGCCCATTGTAATTTGCATACCAGTACTAATTCCACCACCTGAAACTTGGGCATCAACATATGCTTTAATACTTTGTTGAGTAGCTAATGCACTTGCATCATTACTACCAAATCCGTCTTCGTCTAATATTTTATTACTTGCAACACCACTTGCAAACTCTAATGTTCCTTGAAGTTTTGTATTTGGTCTGACATCGAGTATTCCAGTTCCATTTGCATCTAACGTAAGATTAGCGTTAGTAACATTACTTTCAACTTTGTTTCCAGTAATTGATATTTGTGATAAACTAGTATTTCCAGAAACAGTTAATCCAGTTAATGTTCCTAGTGATGTGATATTTGTTTGAGCCGCACCAGTAACAGTTGCCGCCGTACCTGAAGCATTGCCAGTTAAATTGCCGGTTAAGTTAAATGCTGCATTTTGTACAGTAGCACCATTAAGATTTAATGTCCCTGTAACAGTAGCATTGTTAAGGGTCGATGTTCCAGTGATATTACTGTCACCAGAAACACTTAAACTTGTTGTGGGTGATGCTGTACCTATACCAATACGGTTGTTAGTATAATCTACAACTAAGGTAGTGGTGTCAAACGCAAGATTGGAGTCCCGTTCTAAATTCGCCTTAAGGGCTCTGCCTCCAATACGACTAATAGCCATATCATGTGGTTCCTTTCGCTATCTTGCGTACACCATTTACAATCCAAGGTGCCAGGGTTTGTATTATAGTTATTTATACGTTGGGGAAAATGTGTATTAAGGTACGCTAGTTGTTGCAGAGTTACTGTCTAAACCATGGATAACAACAATAGGCTCACTGTCTCCTGGAGGACTAGTAAACGTAATAGTTGTACCAGATACTGTGTATGCACTAGCTGGATTTTGGAAAACATTACCAACAGCCACAACTACACGTTGCTCTTGGTTACTTGTAACAGTAGTACTCATTGTAAATGCTACTGTTGAGCCATCGCCAGTAAATGAATCTTGTGTAATAGCTGAAGTTCCCTGAAATGGAATAGTTTTAAATGCTGATCCGTCATAAAATTCCATTTTGCTTAAATCTGTGTTGAAGCGAAATTCTCCAGCAACTGGTGCTGCTGTTCTATTTGCTGTACCGCCTGTTGGAATGGTAATAGCTTGCTCTGATTGCTTTAATGTAGTACCACCGTCACTAGTACTCTTTGTTTTTACATATCCGGCCATTAGATACTCACATGACTAACTGTGGCATAGATACTAGATCCAGCACTGGCACTTGCTTGTATAGTATCACCATTTCCTAGTACTAGTTTCTCAGTGTTAATAACGTATGTGTCACCACCGTCAATGTTAACTGCTTTAATAATTTTGTTAGTAGTACCTGCAGTTCCGCCACTTTGAACAACATGAACATTAAGTGTTCTAGCTGATACGTTATCATTCATAAAAAACATAGCAGTGGTTGCATTACTTCCACTTGAAGTAAATATTGTGGTTGCACCAGTTCCTAATGTTGCTTGCGATATTGCCATATTTTTATTCCTTTAAAAAATTAATCCGTAAACGATAGCTTTGCTTTTACTTACAAGCTCATCTACTGTGCCGCTATCGTTAAAATAAATACCAGTTCCGCCGCCGCCCTGTGTTCCAGCATACATTAATGTTGCGCCAACAGCTGAACTTGGCGCTACTGATTGATCATTAAGTTTTACTGGAGCTTCTACTGATACTCTGCCAGTGCCGTTAGGTATTAAGTTAATATCTGCGTTACTAGTAGCTGTAACAATGTTATTACCTTGAACATCTAAGTCTCCACCAAGTTGTGGTGATGTATCGTCTACAACTTCTGTTAAACCAGATGTACTAGTGACCATAAGATTATTATAACTTGATCCGCCGTCAGTACTTATTTTCCATTTGTCATCATTTTCATCAAACACAAATAAGCTATTAGCAGTACTGCCTCGTTCAACTTCTAAACCAGCATATCTTCCTGTAACTCCAGTACCTGTCTCACCATCATTTAAAACAATTTGTCTATCTTTAATAGCAGTGTTAGTAGTGGTAATAGTAGCTGTTGCACCAGTGACAGTTAAGTCGCCAGTAATACTTACATCACTCAATACAACTAAATCACCAGTGGGATCAAGAGTTAAGTTTCCAGTTACACGTTCAATTCTAGCCATTCTTACACCTAAATACGTATTTTAATTATTTATCATTGCCCTGAACCGGTCTACTGTCATTGTTTCACAGTTTGATAAGTCTAACCATGTTGCTGGAGTATACTGTAATAGCGGGTTTACATGTATAACTCGTGTGTTAGGATAATACTGTAGTATTTCTAACACTTGCTTTTCCCAGTTCAATGAAAATGTAGGTTTGTCAGTACTAACTTTATAATTTCTAGTATCAGCATACAAGTTGTTAACATAGCTTGTATCAGATATTAAGTCCATGCCTATTAAAAAACAGTAGGGAAATCCATCTTGACATGCTTGAGCTAGTGCATTAGGCCCTGAGCTAAATCCAGACCATAATGGATTTAGTACTTTGCTTGTCCCGCCAAAAGCTATTTCTTTCTCTCTTGTGTAGTGTATCTTGTTATCAGGATATCCAGTAGAAATAATCTCCTGTGTCATTCCTGGGTCAGTACTTACAAGAACATCCACATTGTGTTCTTGGTATATACGATTACATCCGTATACAGATCCGTGTTTACTTAGGTCTTCTGGCGTAAACACAAGTCTGCTTTTGCCATTTCCTAATATAAATGCAAATTCTTTCATTTTTTCCACAAAAAAAGGTTACTGTTTATTATAACAATAACCCTTTAATGATGTCAACAGTAAAAGTTATGCTGATACTAATGTAACGGAAACGCCATCAACGGCAGTTCCTGTACCATCTAACCATTTAGCACTTGCACCTGTTTCAAATTCATGTGTGCCTGCACCAAACTGTGTTAGTGTAGCTTTATTTGCTGTAAGTTTAGTAACATAATAAGTTTTACTTGAACTATCTGTTGCAGTTAAGGTTGCTTCTCCTACTGCAATTGCACCACTTGCTTTTGCAACTAAACTAACAACACTTGTTCCATCTGAAGTTGTAACATTAAAACGATTTGTGCCTTTTTGTTCAATTACACTGGTGTTATTAGCAGTGCCACCTGTTGTGCGAGCAATAAAACGCAACTGTTGCCCTGTTCTTGCTTCTGCACCGATGACGCCAGTTTTATCTGTGCTGCCTACACCAGTTTTTGCAGTTCTCATTGGTCTTCCCATTTTTTTTCTCCTTCTCGAGTTTAAGACGTTCTAGGTCTACGGGGTTGTGTCCCCATAAATCAGGCTTCGCTGATATTGTATTTAGCTCATAAAAAGGGGAGACCTAAGTCTCCCCAATCTATTTGGTTCTAAAATCCAAATATAATATTCAGCTATTAGCTAAATGTTACGTTTGACATTGCAACCTCACCAAGATAATCACCGGCGTTACCGAGCGATGATGCGGTGTTAGATAGCTCTACATAACCATAACGTGTCATGAAGCTAACTACTGGCTCAAATGTATCTGGATCTAGTACTGTACCACTGCTCATTAGTGGGATGTACGGGCAATAAAAAGCTGCTGCATCGGTTTCACTTCCACCTTTGTAGCCAACTAGAACTGCTTGACTGTCATTTGCATAACCGTCTACGTAGATACGCATAGCGCCGTTTAGTGTACCAACGAACTTAGTGTTTGTTGGTGCTTCGAAAGTACCTTCTGTTGTACGAGCAAAAGCACTTGTGCTTGCACTCTGTAGAACTGTTAGTCCTTCTTGGGAAACAACGGCCCAGTTACCGGAACCACGACGTGTGCGTTGAGCAATCTTGTTTGCTGTACGATTAATTAGTACTGCAAGAGCTGCATGCTCATCACCAACGTAAGTAGCTGTACCACTAACTGCTGCTTGGTTGAAGGTCTCTTCAGTTGCTGCTAGTGAGCGAAGTGAACCTAGAACCTCTTGATCGATTTCAGCAGTAATTTCCTGGGCAAGTGCTGCCATGATTTCGGCTTCTACGTCGATACCATGCATGCTCTGTGCGTCCTGGGCTGCTTCAAAAGTCCAACGAGCTTGTAGCTTACGTGTTTTTGCTTCAACAGGCTGCTTTAGGATCTGGATGGAAATTTTGTTTCCGCCGGCACCTTCTTTAGCTGCTGTGTTATCAGCTTTACCAGTTGTTGTAGAACCGGAATATGCTGTAGCAATTTTGAATGGGCTAAGTGCCTCATCACCAGCTGTTGTGTCTGTGTCAAAAGGTGAACTCGCTGTTGAGTTTACGCTGTCTGCATAACGAACACGTAGTGTGTGAATTTGACCTACTGGGCCCTGCATTGGTTGAACACCAACGATTTCGTTGGCAATAACTGTTGGCATTACACGTCGGATAACAGGTAAAATAACTCTGTTTAGTGTAGCCATGTTGCCTGAAGCAGTTGCACCGCTTGATGCAGCTTCAGAGAGATAACGTCGTGTGTTCTCAAGAACAGTTGACATTGCGCCGCGACGATTTCCGTCCAGACCCTCAAGTAGAGCGTCTTTAGTTTCGTCCCAACGGCTTTCTAATAGTACGTCTGACATTTTATAGTCTCCTCTAGTACTTTATTTCAAGCCAGCTAACTTGCGGAGTTCGACAATATTACTAGTGTCTGCTTCAGCAGGTATTGCTTGTTTTTCTTCTTTGTCACCAGTAACAGCTACACGACTTTCTGCAACCATTTGCTTTTCAGCTTTTGGAGCAGACTTTCCGTCTAGTACTACTGGAAGATAACGATCATAAGCAGACTTTAGTTTGCTTGTTTGAACGCTCTCTAGAAGGTCGCGCATTACTGCGCCTTTTTCTTTATTGAGTGGCTTTAAAAGATCTGCCATTGCCTCTTTGCGCTCTGCGCTTTCGTTAATGGCGGCAATCTCTGTTTCTTTGCTCTCAATAATGTGTGATTTTTCAGCAGCTTCTGCTTGTGCTTTAATCATTGCATCATCTTTCTCAGCAACCGCCTGTTGGAGGTCTTTGATTTCTTGATTCTCATTAAGATGACTTGCACTAAATTCACTAGCATATGCTTCGAAAATCTTACGACCAAAGCTATTAGCTTTAGCTGATTCGATGTCTTCACGTAGTTGAGTGATTTCGGCGTTTAGATGGTTAGAAACTGATTCTTTAACTAGTGTAGCTGAACTTTCAACGAACTTTTTCTTAAGATCATTAAATTGAGAACGTGCTTCTTTAACAAGGCGTACTTTTGTTTCAACAACATCATTACGATCTTCTTGGAACTCAGTAATTTCTTTTGCAAGAGCTTCACCAATAAAGGCTTCAACTTTGCTCATATATTCGCTTTGTACTTGACGGTCAGCTTTGAATTCATTGATTTCTTCAGCTAACTGTCCAACTAGAAACTTGTCGAATGTACCACTAGTTTCTTGCATACGAGCAACAAACTTGGCACGATCTTCTGAAAGTGCTTTTTTCTCTTGTGCAATTTCAGTTATCTCTGTTGTTAAGTTATCAGTTACCATACGATCTAAGGCTTCAACCATTACACTCTTATCATGCTCATAGCGTTGAGCGAATTCCTCGCGGAGCTCTGCTCTGACCTGCTCTTTAGTTTCTGTTAACTTAGACTCCCATGCCTCTTCAATTTGAGTACGGGTTTCTTCGTTGATCAGGTCGCTATCCAATAAAGGTTTGATAGCATCTAGCATTATAATCTCCTAGATCTTTAGGTCCTTAATAAGACGAACAACTTCGTCCTTAAGGTATTTTTGTACTTTACGATTGCCACTTGCTTCTTTGGCCATCTCAAATACAGTGTGCCCATTACGCATATTAAGTAATCCTTCATAGATTGCTTTAGGATATGCATTTGGAGCACTGGGTTGTGCCACAACGTCGACTGTGACAATCTCGAAACCTGTAACGTGACTAGTGGATTCGTTGACTTCGCCACTTCCTCTACTACTTACGCCCAGTTTAACTCCACTTTCCAACATAGTTTTAACTAGTTGGCCCATTGGTGTGGGTAATATTTTTAACTTTCCAAAGCCGTTAGGCCCATCCATCCACATGCTTTCTATCATATGGCTGACCCGATCTAAATTAATTTTTAAATCATCTGGATGATCAACTTCTCCTAGCACACTATTGCCAGTTGAAACTTGATCATTGAGTTGCTTGACGGCATTGGAAATCTCAGTAACAGGGTATATACGCTTATTTGCGTTTTCTACCCCGCCCTGAATACAAATGCCTTTCATATAGAGATCCTTGCCTTCGTTGGCAGACTCTGTTACGATTCCCGCTTGATCGAATGTAAGGGTTTCTCTAAGTAAGTTCATAAGCCCGACCTTAAACTTTCTTCATGTCTGGCTTAGTTGTGCTACCCATGTCTTGTGCTTTTGGTGCTGGTGCGCCTTTTTCTTCCTTGGAATGAGACATAGCTGCCTTTCCTTTGGATTCAATTTTTTTAGCTTTTGAAACTGGACCTTCTGATCCATCACCTTCTTCACTATTTGATGGTGCTGAGACTTTTTCAGTATACTCACGTACTATTTTACCGTCAGCATCTTCTTCAACTTCCTCAACTGATTCCATTTCTTCTTCGTCAGCGTCATCGGCGTCCATGTCCATGTCCATTTCTGGCTCATCGCCCATGTCCATGTCCATTTCTGGCTCATCGTCGTCACCAGCCATAATCTTTTCAAATTCGGCTTTAAGTTCGTCTAATGCGTCTTCAAGATCGACAACACGGTCTTCCATGTCTTCGTCGTCTTCGTCAGCTTCAACTGCAAGACCAGCTTCATCAGATTCAATGTCGTCGATCATATCGTCGACTTGATCGCCACCTAGCTCTTCTTCGAAGTCACTTTCTTCAACTTCGTCTTCAGAAACTTCTTCATCAGCATCTTCTTCTAAATCTTCGTCTACTGCTTCTTCCACAGCGTCGTCGTCTTCGACTTGATCTTCATCAAGTGTTTCATATATTTCACGGCTCTTTTCAACGACGATTTCGTGGAAAAGTTCCTTAGCTTTATCTTCATCTTCAGAGATGATAAGCTCAATTAGGTCATTAAATTTATCGCTCATAACAATAGGGCTCCTTTGTAAGGCATTTAAGTTATTTAACTATGCACTTTATTTATGAGTGATTAAGGGGGGTTTTTGGCTCAAAAAGGTGTTTTTGTAAAATATATTACAAATTAGCCAAAAATTACTAGGCAGCTTCAGCAGGAGCAGAGAATTGCTGCTTTATTTTTACAATATTTTCTTGATACTCAGCGATCTTTTTATCATTGAGCATACGCAACTTATTAATCTGTTCTAGTGTAAGACGTGTCTTTCTAGTGTCAGTCTTTTCAGCTTTACTGTTATCAGACTCATTGTCATGTAAATCTTTAGCATCTTCTGTTATTAAATCATTAAGTTGCATCTTTTGCTCCAACACTATTTATGCTGTTGGCGTCTCTGCTGGAGTTCCAGGTATTGGACTAGTTGTTCCAGTTGCGTCAGCTTGGCCAGCGCCTGGTTCGTCACCAGTAGATTCAGCATCAGCTGAATCGCCTGCAGGATCTAGATCTGGAGGAGTAAATGTATCTAGATCTGTTTCAATGCCGCCAGGAGTAATACCAACACTACGCATATTAGGCATATCTGATTTTTGATCGTCTACATTTTCTTCACGCCACATATTAGTATTTTCCAGCATTTCTTCTTCACTGAGTCCTAAGAACCGTTGCATTAAGAAACGCTTACTCATATATGGATAACCTTCAAGACTTGTAAACGTGTTAATACGTGTTCCGTCCATCTCAACTTCACGATACTTGCTGAAGTTTTGCGGCTCATTAAATCGTAATTCAAAGCTGCTATTGTCTAATTCAAATCCACGCCATTTAAGAAACATTTTAAATTCTCTATCAAACGTTTCAGCAATAAGTCTTTGCAGTCTTTTACAATACTCATTAAAGCGATGCTCTTGTATTAATGCAGTTCCAACACGACCATCGTTATAGCTTCCAATTCCTTCATCAGGACCTGTGGGTAAGTAGCTACTTGGTATGCGTAATCCACGATATAATTTATTTGTAAAGTACTTTAAGTCGTCAATTTCACCTAGGTTTGTGCCACCTGGCAATGTTTCAACTTTTGATCCTCGGCCTTCTGCTGTTTGTGGAAAGAAGTAATCTTCGTTAGTACTTAATGGATTGTATGTAGTATCCATTATGTTTGACCCGCCACCAGTGTTACTTGGAATTCGTCTTTGATGTATCTCATTTTTAACACGCTCTACAAAGCTCATGGCCATGTGTGCTGGCATGTTACCAACATCTACATAAAATACACGGCGCTCTGGCGCACGTTGTATACGGTAGATAATAATAGCGTCTTCTAATAATTCTTTTTGTTTGTAAACTTTAAAAATATTTTCAAGTATGCTGTTACCGAAAGGCCAGTTAGCATCTAATCCTTCAGTTAAACTACAATGTACAATGTGTTCTGCATCAACAGCAATCTCATTTATACTTCTGTCAAAACGTCCACTTCCTGAACTTTCGCTTGAATAAATGCTACTAGGCTGTATATATCCAGACTGTTTGTGATCGCCTGCATTGCCGTTATAATCGTCACTGTAGTTAAGTTGTGTAGCTGTTAAATTCTGTAAGTTTGGATTAATATCTTTTACAACATACTGTTCAGGCTTTTTACCTTCACTTTCATTAACAATAACTTTGATAACTTTTGTCATTTCTACCCAGGACCATTGAAATGTCTCTGGATCTCTAACAAAAACTTGATCGCCATACTTTAGTGTATTGCGAAAGATTTTAAAAGCACGTTTATTAAACTCGTTAATATTGTTCCAGTTTGTAAGTTGCTTTTTAATAACTTCTACTTCACTCTCACTTGGATTGTCATGAAAGTGTACATCAAAAACTGTTCCGTTTTCTCTATTAGTCTGTGTGCAAAATTCTGCTAGGATATCTACAGCGGCATTAACTTCGCTGTCTACATCCATGTTTTCATACTGAGTGTATCGTGTAATTCTGTTAGCATGACCAGTGTAAACTTCAGGCAAACTACTTGCATAGTTGCTGTATTTTAAGTCAGACTGACTTTGGCCTGAGTTCACATTAGTAAGTGGACTCGTATTGTTAACAGTTTTAAAGTATTTTTTCCAACTCATATCTTATTATAACACCTTTAAAGTACTTATGCAATATTTTTAGCGACGTTATTTAAACCGTCTGCCATTTCTTCACCAGAACGTTTAACTGCATCTATATTAGCAGACATAATGCTAGGCAACGCCATAATAGCATCTTTTGTTTCTTTGTCAAGTACACTTGCTGTTGGGCTCTTCATAATTTCACCCATGCCAGCAGAGTCGCCGTCTCCAAGGGACCGCATTGATTTTTCTAAATCCATTTGCTGAAGTTGTGCTATCTGTTGATCTATACCGCCCATAATCTGGTTAAATCCTGAAGCTGGGGATATATTTCCGTTTTGCTGTGGCGTAAAGAATTCTTGCCCTTGCTCATTTACACGGTATGTATTCCCGCCTATCACTGGGCCCCCAAGTGCCCTGTCATCTAGTGGTGAAACCCTGTCAATTAAGTCACGTAAGTGACTGTCTCCTCCACCTCCTCCACTGTCCGCACTTATACTGCTTGTAAACTTCCCAAGTGCCTGTGTAAAAGTGCTTCCCGTGTTTATAGCGTTTGTAAATGCATCTAGTGAATTAGTTAATCTGTCAGTGCCACTAGCTATAGCTTCACTAACTGCACTGCCGCCCTCGCCGCCTAGTATTTTAAAAGTTGCAGCATCAACAGCTTTAGCTGATTTCTGCGCTAATTGAGTCAGCTTAACCATGGTTGCGTCTAGACCTTCTGCAGCCTTACTAACAGCATTTGCATCTGTTATAACTTTGCTATACGTTGCATTAGTTAACTTAGCTAATTCTTCAGTAGCCGGGATAAACAGTGATTTACCCATATCAGTAAAGGAATTAGCCATCCCAGTTCCAACAGTCAGTTTTAATACATCTTGTATTTCATCTAGTTGTCTGCCTGCTGCTGTTTGGTCAACACTTCCAAATCCAGCAGCAAGATCGTTTATCCCGGCAGCCCCATTTTTTATACCTTTTGCTAAATCTCCCATAGGCCCAGCTACAGCTGGCATACTGGATGCAAACTGACCAGCACCTACACTTACGGTTTGGCCATGGACTAACATTTCTTTTGCATACTGAGCTCCAGCGGTACCATAACTTTTTCCCATTTGCTCAATAAACTTTAAGGCTGTTTGAGCCTGCTCTGCTTCCATCCCCCGTACTGCGACCCTGGAATCGATGTCTTGCGCTTGAGCTTTTGCTTTCTGTCGTTCTTGATCCAGTGTAGTTCCATTAATTGTAGCAAACATTTTTTGTTGCCGTGTTAAATTTGCCATGCCTGCAACAACTTGTTTAGTGGGAAGAGTTCCAAGATCAGCACCGAACCTAGCTAAATTTCCAGTATACTCAGCCATGGCTATACCTTGTTGCTCGATACTCATTCCCATTCTAATGAAATCTGCCTGCAGTGGACTATCTTGTAATCCTTTGTTAAATCTAGCAAACTGTCTAGCACCCTGATTAGTAGTTCCACCAAAAAATTGTAATGCTTCAGCTGATTGAGCTGATATTCGTTGTAATTGTCCCATGGTTAAACCAGATTGATTTGCTATATCAGCAAAATTCATCATACTGTTTCCAAAACTACCGCCAGATTGTTGAACTTTTTCATACGATTCAGTAACACCAGCAATTTTTCCCACTATAATACCAGCAGCTACTCCACTAACAGATCCTAGAATACTTGGCAACCCTTCAAGCATCTTTTGTGCGCCTTCGCCCATCATTAATAAACGTGAAGAAAGAGTTGCACCAGAAGTTGTTACGGCTCTGCCAAACGACATTGTAGCCATGGAAATATTTTGTTTTGCCTCGCTACTCCATTTTTGTACAGACGCTGATGCATTGTTAAATGCTTTAGTAGCAAATCCTGATGAGTTAGCCACACTGTTTAACCCACCAGCGGCTTTACCAGCGGCTACATTAGCTGAATTAATATTATTTGAATTGATGTTTGCGGCTTTAGTAGTTTGGCCAAGCAGGCTTTTAATGTCCTGAAGTGTGTTTTCTTCAGCAGCATTGTTTAAAGTTACGGGTTGTCCACCTAGATCACCTGTTACAGCCATATTATTCTATCTACCACATAAAGTACGCATATAAATACAATACACGAACTATTTTATATATTTATTAGGAGAAATCACAGTGAATGAGACTGTAGAGAAGAATACGGCATCAGCTGATAATCCGTTGTCTAAATACATGCGAAATCCACAAATTTACATTAATTTACCCAGTGGCGGCAAGTATTGGACACCAGAATCTTTGGAGATGCCAATTAATCAAGAACTTCCAGTATTAAGCATGAGCAGTTACGATGAGCTTCTGCTTAAAACTCCTGATGCACTAATGAACGGCCAGTCTGTTGTTGATATTATACAGAGTTGTATTAAGCCAATTAAAGATGCTTGGCATATGCCTGTTACAGATCTAGACTATTGTTTAATAGCCATTCGTATTGCAACTTATGGGGAAATGATGGGATACAGTAGTACTTGTCCTAAGTGTAGTGAGTTTAACGAATACGAAATCGACTTAAAAGAGTTTTTAAATTTACCAGTAAACATGGAAGTTTTTGACCAGATTGTCAATTACGATGACCAACTTACAGTTAAAATTAAACCCAGAACTTATCGCGATGCAAACAAACAGAACATGGAAGTGTTTGAGCAACAGCGTATTGTTAACCTAGTTAACGACGAGTCGATAGATGCAGAAGTTAAACAAGAAAAGTTTAATGAAATATTTGCTAAAATTACACGGTTAAGTTTAGCAACTGTGGTAGGAAGTATTGAGTATATTCAAGTAGGAGAAACCAAATATACCCAACCTGCTTTTATTGAGGACTTTGTAGCTAATACTGATGTAAAGGTTTTTAGAAAAGTTAAAGATCATCATGAAATTACTAACAAAGCAATACCTGATAAAACTATTAAAACATCATGCCCAGACTGCGGCCATCCATACGAAATGCCATTTAGCTTCGACCACGCAAATTTTTTCGCATTAGCCTCTTGAGCCAGAGCAGACCTGAAATTATCAAGACGCTCGAACGTTTGGAGCAGGAGGCGAAAGATTTTAAAAAGCGGTTACTAGAGTTATGTTGGCACATGCGTGGTGGGCTAGCATTTAACGAAGTCATGCAGATGTCGGTCAATGACCTTGCGATTATAAATGACATTGTTAAAGGTAATCTGGAAATTGCTAAAAAGACAGGTCTGCCGTACTTTTAATCTCTTTCTGCGAAATCAACAGGGTCTAAAGAAACCCTGCCTTGCAAGCAATGGTCAGTTTCACTGCGATGTTGGAGCTCTATTTTGCTTCCAAAGTTAAATTTGTATCCTAAACGATCGGCTACATTGCAGAACTCAAGAAAAGCACTCTCAAGTTCGACTACATCTCTTTTCATCATTTTTCCGTTTCCCTTCACTATATTACTTAAGGTAGCAGTATTTAATACCAGAGAATACAGTGATTATATTATACTTTTACAAATCCGTCAATCAGATACGGATGAACTTGCGTTCATCCAAACACTCACTAACGTTCGTGTTTAACTTTACTTGACATAAACTATGTTACATTAACCTGGAGTTTTCAGTCAGACGGAACCAACTTCATGGTTCCATCTTTTGAATTACATTAACCTTCCGTTAACAGCCTTCATGGAAATAGGTATTTTACACTACTCATTGGGCTCTAACCTTTCCCAACCTACATCGACATCAAATGTACTATAAACTGTGCATTAACCTGGTTAATGTCAGCTCTGTGTTACGTTGTTAGCGATTAACGTAACACGATGATTACATTCTATCCCCCGCTTCGTTCCTGTTGCTAAGGGGTTTTTATGAGTAATATGTGTTGTTCGAATGTCAGCAAATCATTCTACGCCGAACCCAGGGTTCACAGAAACAGCGTGTACGTGTGCAGGGATCGCCTGCGTTTTCCACAATCCGATAATAATTGACGGATCAATCTTTATTGCTAATTATGAGGGTTCTGTGTGAGCCTGTTTAGTCTTGATTTGATTCATTGATGACGTGTTGACTTTGATGGACTCTAACTCTTATTTGTCCATTATAATATTCGTCTGATTCTAATACTTTGTGCCTAAACTGTTCTCTTGCTTCAACGTAGCTACACTCTGCCTTGCTATAACAATAGAAGAGTATTTCACGTTTAAAGCAGCTTTTGCCGAGTGCTTCGATGTCTGCCGTTAGTTCGTTTGATGAGCCGTAATATGTTTGCCAGTCTGAGTCTATTTTTTCTCTTATTTTTTTACGTTTCTTTTTACCGTTTTTTAACTTAACTATACGATACTTGGTTTTTGCAAATTTTGCAAGTTTTTTTCCAATATATTTTCGATTGTTAGTTGTATTTGTAATAATGTATACAAAACCTATACAATCAGCAGGTAGTTCTGTAACTTCGTTTAATGAAACGCCATCAGACTTTATCCAGTTCGTCATGTCAATTATATATTAACCTTGTTTGCCAAAACTGATAAATCTGAATCATACAACTTCCACGTCAGTATCGTAACTGGTATATCCGTTTTCCTTAACAACTTTTAGTATATTGTTAACCCTGCCGGCTAGTTCGTCCTTGTGACTAACTAACCACACACTCTTGTTACGATCTCTGCTCATTTTCTTTAAACTTGCAAGGGCTGCATCAACACCACTAGCATCCATACCGCTGTCTACAACTTCGTCAATGAACAATAAGTTAATAGGATGATATAAACTTTCCCAGACATCTCTAAAAGCCCAGCTTAGTGAAAGTATAAGCCTGTTGCGCTCGCCTCTGCTTAAATTATCAAAGTCCAAGTCTCTGCCAAGTTCCTGTATCTCAACGCCAAGATCGTTCATAAACTGTACTGTATGTGGCAATCCCATTTTACCCAAGTAAAATGTTAACCTAGCATTAAGGAAGCTCAAGTTTTGTTCAATAATACGTTTACGTATAAAACTATCTTTGTTAGTTAACAGTTTAAACAAGAACTCCTGATGATCTTTTACGCTGTTAAGTTTATTAATAGTATCCCAGTCTACTTCTTTGACGGCGGCGTTTTGCATGTCGTCAATTTGCTCGGCATAAGGGTCATCTTCACTTCGTTTACTTTGTAGCTGTGATTCCAGCGTTGCAAGGGAAGATTTGTGTCCGTGAGCTTCATTGACATCGTCATAGAAAGTTTTAGGTGGAGCGGGTAAGGTTTCCTGTTGACTAACAAGTTCCTCTTTTGCTGTCTGTAATTCTCTAAAGAAATTATTTGCGTCATTGTAATCTTTCTCCGCATCAGCTATATGCTGTTTATGACTATCTAAATGTGTAATACTTTGATTACAACTATGACATACACCGTCTTGCCACCCTTCCAGGGCTTTTGTAGCTTTTTTAACATCACGCTCGGCTCTACTAAATTGTGCATCTAGTTGAGCAATGTCTTTTTGCAGTTGGTCCTGTACAGATTTTTTAGTGTTCCATGAACTTAGCTCTGCATGCAACTCTATCTCAGCTTCAATGTTAACATGACTCAAATCATCTATAGCTTGTTCAAGTTTAACTACTTCTTCGCCTAACTTGGCAGTCCACAACCGTTGCCGTCTTTGCATGGCTTCGATCTGTTCTTGTATTTTTTCATTAGCCTCTTGTACTGCTTTAATACGAAACTCTTCTTCAGTAATTAAGTCTCTGGTTTGTTTAGTTTGTTCTTTGAGGTTCTCAGCTTTTTCACTAAGCATAGTAATGCCCAGCATTTGTTCGATGATGTCCCGCTGATCATTAGCACTTAAACTTAAAAATGGTTGCGTATACGTGTTAAGAGCTACCAGATGCTTGAACATTTCATGACTCATGCCCAGCATTTTTTCAATAGCATGTTGTGTTTCTCTGCTATCTCCCTGTTGCTCTTCTGTCTCGCCTTCTCCAACTACTAGTTTAAGTACGTTGGGTCTACGCCCACGCTCTATGTGATATTTAATACCGTGTAGTTCAAAATCAACAGTAGTAACCATATTTTTACCATTGGTTTTGTTTATTAAGTTGTCACGCTTAATACTAGTTAACGCTTGACCGTAAAGAGCATAACTAAGTGCATTGATGATTGTGGTTTTACCCGTGCCATTTCTGGCTCCTGAGTCGTCACCTCCTTGATCTAAATTTTCACCAAGTACAAGAGTTAAGTCTTTACGGTCAAAGTCGATAGCCTGAGTTTGATTGCCCACGCTCATAAAGTTTTTTACTGTTAGTGTGTTTAGTTTAAACAATCGTACAGCCTATTTGCCAGATGTTGATGCCCCTCATCAAGTAAATGTCCAGTTTTACCAACAGGATATACATTGTGAAGATCAGTTATATGAAAATTATTAATACTATAGTAGCATTTCATATTAATTTCATCGATATATTTTTGTATCTCTATATGTTCTTGGTATAGTTGCTCGTCATTCATAGCATCAAAGCATACTAGGTCTTTAATATTATTGTTAAACTCTAACCAGGATGATGAAAATGCATTATAGTTATTTTGTGCAGCATTTAACATTAAGTATCTTTGTGACTTAGATTCAAAGTACTTCTGTAGTACTATTATTTGTTGTAGCCAAATTTTAAATTCATACAAAGTATTAGACCAATGTGCATAGTGTAATTTTCCGTATTGATTAAAATAATACAGGTCACTATACTCAGTATGAGCTAAACTAGGGTTAAAATTTATTTGAAAGTTGTTTAAATTGTCGTATCTAGTAAATCTTTCTTTGTATGTCCAAGCAACTACTGCAAGTTCGCATGTATTAAATTTAACTGATTCGTATAGTACTCTTTCATTACTGCCTCCTGATACTGCATTATTATTGCAACTCATTCCAAGTTTTTTTGCCAACAAATATGGCCAAGCAGACGATTTGTCTTGTAGGTCATCACCGTATGTGTGACTGCAACCAGTAGCCCAAAGCATTTTATAGATTCCTGTAGATATCCAACATTAAGTTTTTGTCATACTGAGGACTATCTAACTGTGTTAAGTGTGATGTAACAATACTATCCACACTTTCAAAGTTAACTTCGCCCTCAAAACTCTGAGCATGATCTTCGACTCCTACTCTTGGAATAAGACTAAGCTCTCGCAATCCAAATTCTGGTACCAGTGTTTCCTTGATAAAGTTTGCTTCTTCGTAACTGATATCAACGTCAAGTTCCACACGACAATACATATTAGGTTTTAGTAAGTTATCAGTGTCTTCCAAAATATTACTAAGCAAATATCTCCTGTACTTGGGAGCATCAGGCCATGCAATGTACTCAATTTCGCCTCCCCATTCAAGTATCATACATCCGCGATCATCGTCACCAGCGTCTGCATAATTGTGTGGGAAAGCATTTCCTATGTATGTAATATTGCGGCTTGTTTGGCGTTTATGGAAGTGTCCAGTAAAAACATTTTCGCATTTTAAATCTTCACGTTTAAGTTCTCCAACGTCAGGCATACGCACCATTGCGTTCATGTAAAAGTTTGGTAGTTCTAAATGACCAAACATGTACTTGGCTTCAATCTTGGGAACTTTAGCAAATTCAGATCCTACTAGCCAGGGCATAATACAAACATCGCTGTCCAAAGTAATGTCATCATAAAGTCGAACATTATCATACTTCTTGGCCCACACAATACTGTTAAACTCTCGAGTATCACGATAGTGTTCATCATGGTTACCAGGCAAAAATACTACACTGGCAAAGTTTTCACTGAGTTTGTCAAATGCTTGTACACTATAGTTAAGTGTACCAATATTTAGACTTGCACGATTGTGATGCCAATCTCCTAAAAATACACAGGTTTCGCAGTCGTTAGCCTTTGCTGTTTCAATAACAAAGTCTATAAATTTTAAACAATCTTGGTTGTGTATTTTGCTGTTTGATTTTAGGCCAAAGTGTATGTCGGTAAAGAATATTGCTTTCTTAAACAGATTCACGTTTTAACTGCCTCCGCTTTTGCTTCTTTAGTTTTAGATTCCTCGTTTTCATACTGTCTAGTATAACTAGGATTAAGTCCATTAGCTTCCAAAATATCATCTCTGATCTTTTGACCTTTTTTCTCTGTGTTTAGTACACGAGTAAAGCTATTTGTAATAACTGCGGTGTAGTATGCAAATGGGTTCTGTGACTTACTCTCGTCAAACTTTAAACACATCTGACTCATATTAAGCAGTGCAGTTCCCTGCATTTCGTCATTGTACGTATAGTAGCGCCAGTTGCTACGCTGAGCATAACGTTGAATAAGTTTCATAAATTGACGTACAAGTTTATTTGTAAGTGTGCCGTGTTCTTTGTTAAACCAGCCGTTTTCTAAACCACCTTCCCAGTGGCTTTTACCCACGCATATTAACTCGCCTTGGTCATCGTAACGCCAGTGCTGGAATGGAGGAAAGTTTAACTGAACATGAGAATCAGCTACAGTTTTAATTGTTTTCTTTCTGCCAGGTTGCAAAGGAACATGATCATATGTCATGATTCTAAAAACAACCTCAGTTTTATCAATTTTTTTCCAGTCAACAGCAAATTCTGCTTGTTTAACCTTATCTCCACGCTCATACGCTTCTTTGTATGCCGCTTTAGCTATACGATCAGCACGATTACGTTTTGCTTGTGCTACCGATCTAATGTTAATTTTATCAATATTTGGCAAGATCGAGTCAAACTGATGATCTTCATCACCGAGCCAACTGCAAAATGATCCTTTGCTTTTGTGTATTTCTTCTAATAGATCGTGGTTACTTAGGTAATTACGTTTACGCATATGTTTCACCTTTATTTAATATATGCTACTATTATACGGCAAATAAATACAAATAGCAATATATTGTGAGTAGTGATATTTATGGCATTTAATTTTAGTAACATAACTGGGCAAGTAGCAAAAGCTACAGAGAACCTAGTAGACAAAGGGCTAAACAAAGCTATTCCTGGCGATGGAATTGGCAGTAAAATTGCTCGTGGGTTTTTAGGATCTCAAGCTAACAGATTAATTAACAGTAATTTATTTCCTGGCGGTGCAAATAGCCAAGCACCTCAAGACATTGCCAACGTTAGTTTTGCTAATGCTAAAGACATAAGAGCTAAACTTTCACTTAGTCCAGGAGTTGGACCTCACTTTTACAAAGATCCTGGTAACTCCCTGCTAGCACCACTAAGTCAAACAGACGGTGTTGTTTGGCCATACACTCCTAATATTAACGTTAGTTATTCCGCAGCCTATACTGCTAATGCACTCACACATGCAAACTATCAAACACAAAGCTATGGAATGAGCAGTGTTGATCAGATTACATGCACTGGCACATTTACAGCAAACACTGAAACAGAAGCCTTGTATGTTTTAGCTACTTTAAATTTCTTGCGTAGTGCAACGAAAAGTTTTTTTGGCGAAGATACTAATCGCGGAACACCGCCCCCTGTGTTAAGATTTAGCGCACATGGGCCATATATGTTTAATAGTGTTCCTGTAGTGTTAACTACTGTTAACCAAGACTTTGAGCAAGGTGTTGATTACATAGACGCTAGAGCTGGCGGCTCTGGTTCTAGTATTGGCAATGTAACTCGAGTGCCAACTAGCATGCTAGTTACTGTTACGTTAGTACCGGCAATCAGCAGAAAAACACAAACAGAATTCAGTTTAAAGAAATACTCACGTGGAGAAATGATTGGCTCACGAACTGGCAGAGGAACTACACCATAATGGCTAACGTAGAATATAGATCAGATAGTCCATATGCTATTACACAATTTCATGGAACTTCGCTGGATGTATATCAGCCTCGATCAATACCTCAGCATAAAGACGATGTTTTATTTAAAATAAATCTAACGTATCAGTATAGACCAGATTTGCTTGCCTATGATTTATATAATAACAGCAATTTGTGGTGGGTGTTTTCTGTCAGAAATCCTAATACTATTGAAGATCCTATCTGGGACTTTGTAGTTGGACAGCAAATATACATACCAAAACAGGAAACGTTGCAAGCCGTGTTAGGAATTTAACATGGCTAAATTAACAGTTACTCATTCTTTAGATTTAGGATTTGTTAAAAAGTTTAGGTTAAGTGACGGCAGAGAAGTTGTAGAAAGTGAACTAGCTGCTCTTGGATTATCTCCACCACCGCCAGCACCTGCAGATCCACCACCAGTACAAACAGTTACGCCAGACCCAGCACCTGCGCCATTTGCGCCATTGCCGCCTACAAAGACGCCAGTAGTTCCAATCCCGCGGCCTGATACATTTAGACCTCAAGATAATATAGTCCCTAATACAGTAACCAGTATTGAAAATGAACCATTAGTAGATAATGAAACTGATACGTTTAGGAGGGGAGCAATAGAAAGGACTAGATCTTCTGCAGAAGTTTCCCAGGGGGTGTTATTTGGCAGTGACGGTGTATTATCAGATGATGAAACTGATAATTTTAGAAAGATAAAGAATAACAGCTTTGTTGATGATTTTGGTGATTTCGACGAAGACACTGATGGCTTTAGGAGACCCGGGCAATCTGCATCTGCAGCTCCAAACGTACAAAAAGCGCAGGGTAAAGCCAATAGTGCTAATGCAATAAATCCTAACAGCGGACTAACAGCCAATATAGCAGAAGTTGTAATTGACCCTAGAGTCAATGATTTAAGTGACTTTGCAAGCTATACATATAATCTAGAGCTTTTTATGACTAGTCCTAAAAGGTATATAGAGTTGCTGAAAGCTCCACAGAGTGTAAATCAAATATTAAGTAATCCAAGATTTTCTACTCCAATTATTAGAAGTGGCGGTATTGCATCAGACGGTGGAGAACACTTTGATGTAGATTTTGGTATTGACAATTTAGTAATGACAAATGTTGCTATGTCTCCTAATACTAAATCAACAAATACAAACGCTGTTGAAATTAAGTTTGAAATTAATGAGCCTAATGGCGTAACATTACTTGAACGTTTAAAAAATGCAAGTAAAGATGCATTAGAAGAGTCACAAAATTATATAGAAACTCCTTATATTTTAAGGTTAACATTTAAGGGATATGACGACAACGGCAGGGAAATAAACGGAAAGATCGCTCCTAAGCATATTCCTATTAAAATTATACAAATCTCTTTTAACGTTACTGAGTCTGGTGCTAGGTATAAAGTTCAAGCCATACCATATAATCATCATGTCTTTAGTAGTATTACTAGTACTATACCAATTAACGTACAAGTTAGTGCTGGAACTGTGCAAGAAGTATTTCAAGGGTCTGCGAGTATACAAGACAAAGTTATAACAGAGTCTAAACGAGTAGACGACACGTCTGATGAAGAAGAAGAACAACAATTTAAAACTGTTACAACAACAAAAAATGTTTTTGGTGAAGCACATACTACACTTCAAGATGCTATGAATAATTTCTACAACGAAAAAACTAAACCTAAAACAGATAAAGAAGGTAAAAGGTCTCCCAGTGACGCTATGATTGCTGACAAGATAAGTTTTAAGTTTGCTCCAGAAATTGCAAATGCAAAAGTACAAACAGAAAAATTTGATGCATTAAATACGCCACAAGCTACACAAAAAGCCTATAAATCAATCAGCAATGCAGTTAAAGGAAACTTAACTGTAGATAAAGAAAATAATTTATTTAAAGTTAATGCTGGAACTAATATTACATCCTTGTTAAACTATGTAATTGTTGCTAGTGACTATTTAGGTTATAATATTAACGACGATGCAGGATTACAGGAAGCTCAGTCTTCTGAAGGCGGATTACGGTGGTTTAAGATTGTACCTCAAATTGTAGAGTCTCTAGGGTGGGATGAAAAAGAAGGTAGATATAAGTTTCATACTGAATACACTGTCACAGTAAATACAGTTCACTATCAGGATTTTCCTTGGTCCACGCCAGTTGCTCCTAAGGGCAAAGGAATCCATAAAATATATGACTACATATTTTCAGGTAATAATACTGAGGTACAGAATTATAGATTAAACTTTGATTTGGCTTATCACAATGCTAGAACTATTGGTACTGGTTCACCTACTGCTGATAAAGACATTAATAATGTTCATGCTAAGGCTAAAGATGTTCCAGGACAATCTGAAGCAATTGTTAATGATGATTCTACATCTAGTAAAAGAAAGAAAGACTTTTTTGAGTCAATTATGACTGATGGATTTGATTTAATAAATTTAGATCTAGATATACTAGGAGATCCAGCATATTTTCCAAGTGGAGATGCAATGTTTCAGCCGCAAGGAAATGGCAATGCAGTATATAATGAAGCATTTTTGCCTGATGGTACTATTAATTACGATCTTTCTCCGCCATATGTACAAGTTAATTTAAAAACACCAACAGATTATGACCCACTTACTGGTCTTATGGATCCGACAGCTTCTAGTAGCTTATACACAAACAGTCAGTTTAACGGAGTTTATCAAGTTATATCTGTCAAAAGTACATTTCAAGCTGGAACTTTTACTCAGGTGTTATCCGGATTTAGAGCAAAAATGCAACCCATTGAAGGTAAAGTTGGAAGAAGCAAAGAAAGTATTGCTAATACAGAACGCAAAGAAGCACAAAAAGAATTATTTTCAACAGTTTTTGGATTACTGCAATTACAAAAATCTCTAGGTCAATCTGTTAATAGTCTAAGTGGACTATTATCCAATACTGCGGGAGCCGTTTCCAACCTATTTACAGATGCTGATAATGAAACTGATGAGTTTAGAAAACTATCATTCAATGGTGATGTTAGTGACGATTTCGAAGAACAACCTGCTGAGGAAGATGCTTTAACTGCATCACAACGTCGTGCAGTAGATGATATATTAAATTAATATAAGAGGAATAACATGGGTATAGCAACACAAACTACCGGAGCTAAAGGCGGAGACAAATCCTTTAAATCAGAAAATACACCTGGAGTTAGGGAAGAACGAGGTGTAGTAATTGGCAAAGTTAAAGTTAACTCTCATCCGAGTGCCATGGGAGTTCTGCAAGTATTTGTGCAAAATGTTGGAGACGATTCTAACAGGAGAGAAGAAGAAACTAGTCAGTGGAGGACAGTTAGATATGCCACGCCTTTTTATAGTAGAACAGATGCGCTAGCGCCAGGTGGCAGTGAAACTGCTGTAAAAAATACCAGCGGTATAGTTTATCCTTGCCCTGACGTAGGATCCAAAGTATTATGTGTTTTTCCATCAGGAAAAAACCAAGAAGGCGTTTGGTTTGCTTGTGCGCCAGATCCATATATGATGCAAGCTCTTCCAGAAGCTAGTATGACTAGTAACTTTGACAAAACTGGATTAGAATCTTTAGTTAGACACGATAAAGCACCAGGGCTAGAGTTTAATGACATAGAAAATGATGTTAGAAAACTAACTAACTTTAGCAAACCACAACGAGGTGTTAACATTACTCGCAGTGTGCAATTAAAAACACAGGGCATTGACCAAGACGAAGTTCGCGGGTTGAGTAGCAGTAATGTAATGCGTGAGACACCAAGCGAAGTGTTTGGTATTACAACAAAAGGTAGACGCACTGATATACGTGGTCAGGATCTTGCTAATCGAAAAGACATATTAGATAAGCTAGAGAGTGGCACAGATCTTAGTACCTCTGATGCTAGAGCAGTTGAAGGGAAGATAGGAAGAAAACAAGGACATACCCTTGTTATGGATGACGGTGATATTGAAGGCGGCAATAACTTAATGAGATTTCGCACTGCCGGCGGACATCAGATATTGTTACACGATACTGAAGATATAATTTATATTGGAAATAGTAAAGGAACATCCTGGGTTCAAATGGATGCTAATGGACAGTTAGACATTTTTAGCAGATCAAATATAAATTTCCGTAGCCGTAGCATGAACTTCCACGCAGACAGTACTATGAAGTTTCACGCTGGTAAACAAATACAAATGGTAAGTGGTGGTAGTTTACATTTAGAAGGAAAAGCCATGGCTAACTTATACAGTGATGGTCAAACTTTTTTATTCGGCGGCAAGGGAACAAATATTAAATCAGGTGCTAGTCTTAACATGCAAGGCGGTAGCACTGTAGGAATTAAAGCAAGTGGTAACATGGACTTATCAGCTAGCTGTATTGCCCTTAATGGCGCCGCCCGCCCTGCAATGAAACAAAACAGTATACCTGTAATAGGCAAGAACGATGTTAAGCAAGACAGTAGAGGTTTTTGGGTACAAAACAGCGGCGCCTTGCGTACTACAGTTGACAGAGTACCAACACATGAGCCATTTAATGAACACCGGGCTGTAACACAAGAATCAACGTTTACTACAGTTTCCGTTGCAGATGTTCCTGATTCTGGAGAATTAAAAGTTAAACAACCTAAATTGCCCATACCAGTATTAAACCAAGGTCTTGATTTTGCAAAAGATCTGCAGAGTACTGGTCAACATTTAGTAACAGGTGCTGGTCAAGCTGCCCAACAGTTAGTATCAAATACAGTGTCAAATACAGTGTCAAGTTTAAAATCAAGTGCTACATCACAATTTAACGAACTATTTAAATCTATAGTAACATAAGGAAAAGAATATGTCAGGCGTATCAATCGAAAAGTTAGAATCAGAAACGATCCGTGTATTAAAATCAGGAATAGTAGAAATTATAAAATCACAAGGAGCAACTGATTTTGTAGACTCTGTTACTAATGCTATTGGCAAATATGGTACTAATATTGATACCTTTAAAAAACGTGGATTTGTTAAGCCATATGCAATGTTTAATGGCGAGTTAATAAACCCAAGAGTATGGACAGGAAAACTTGGACTAAGCAGCCGCAACGACTTCTTTAATAACCTGGAAATACAGGAGAACATTTGTACAGTTGAGCTCAGAGACTTATATGAAGAGATAACATTAAATGGTGCTATACAGCCTGACGACTCGCAAAGTGATATAGCTGGTATGTTAATGGTTGCTAAAGCTGCCGGAAGTGCAGCGGCACTAGCGTTTAGAGAAGGTCGTGAAATATCTCCTAGGCCAATGCTTGGTGTTTATCAAATAGACAATCAATCCAGTATTACCAGCCAAGTATTACCATGGTTCAACAAAGGATATTACGCTCCAACCCAGGCTGGAAGTATTAACCAATTTGGAAAATCACCTAACTGGTTTAGTAACTATATTTCTAACAAACAACAATCTGAATTTAATAATACTTCCTTTAAAAGCAAGCAATACAAAGTTGACATGAGTTTGCCTGCTGTTCAAAGAGTAGAACAAGCTCGTGCTTTCTTAGATCAAGAGAGAACTAACAGAGCTAAAGCTATAAAGAAATTTAAAGCGACCACTGATCTTATTGGAAGTGACATGGTGCAAGAGTTCTATAAACAAGTTATATCAGGAAGTATTAAATACTAAAGGGAGAGAAATATGAGTCAAGGATTATATCGTGGATTTAGTACACTAGACGGTGACTTCAAAAGTCCTCGCTTAGTAGATGATCAGTTAATAAAACGTGATATTCTAAATAGTTTTGCTATTAGGAAAGGCGAGAAAGTTGGCGTGCCAGATTATGGTAGCAGTGTTCTTGATTTAATTATGGAACCATTAACAGAAGAAGTAAAAAATTTGTTAATTGAAGAAATTACTAACACTATAAACCAAGATCCTCGGGTATCACTCAAACAATTAGTAATAGATGAGTTTGAAAATGGCATCCAGTGCCAGATAGAGCTGTTATATGTTACTACTAATCAGGTAGAAAATCTAAGAATTAATTTTAATAGAGATGATGGTACTGTTACCGGTTAATATACGCCTATTATTCAAATAATAAATACACTGAGGTAAAAATATGGCAAGCACTGCACGATCTACAAATTTATTTGCGTCTGAAGATTGGACAAAAGTCTATGAATCTTTTAAAGAAATAGACTTTCAAAGCTACGATTTTCAAACAATTCGTAAAGCAATGGTGGACTACTTACAGGAATTTTATCCTGAAGATTTCAACGATTACATTGAGAGCAGTGAGTACGTTGCACTAATTGACATGATTGCTTATATTGCTCAAAGTTTGAGCTTTCGCAGTGACCTCAATGCTAGAGAGAATTTTTTAGAAACTGCTGAACGTAGAGATAGTATACTCCGTTTAGCTAAGATGCTTAACTACTTTCCAAAACGTAGTCAGGTATCACGTGGCTTACTTAAAGTAGACAGCTTGCAGACAACAGAAAATATATTTGACAGTAATGGTAATAATTTAGCAAGCACTGAGATCTTTTGGGGCGATGAAACAAATCCTGATTTCCTAGAGCAATTTACCAGTATTATGAATGCCGCTACTGTAAGAACACAGAGGTTTGGAGCCAGTGCGTTAAAGAGTACAATTGCTGGCATTGCTGTTGAAGAATATAACTTGAGTACAGTGCCAAATACTGTGCCAGTTTTTAATTTTAATAACACTGTTTCTGGAAGCCAACTTAGTTTTGAAATAGTTAACGGAACTTATAGTGGCACTGACTTCTTGTATGAAGTTCCTCCTGAGCCAGGTACCACTATTAACACAATTTATAGAAACGATAGCAGAGGATTTAACAGTGTTAACACTGGATACTTCTTTTACTTTAAACAAGGCGATTTAAAGACTGTTGATTTTAATATTGATGAAGCATTACCAAATCGTGTTGTAGATATTGACATTAATAGTATTGACAATAACGATGTATGGTTATATCAACTGGACAGTAACGGAGCAGAAGAAACACTGTGGACAAAAGTTCCAGCTATCAGTGGCAACAGTGTTATTTTTAATAGCCTAAGTAAAAACAATAAAACATTGTACAACGTGCAAAGTAGATCAGGAGATCAAATTAGCCTAATATTTGGCGATGGCGTTTTTTCTAATATTCCACAAGGAAACTTTAGACTATATTGCAGAGTAAGTAATGGACAAACTTATAAAATTTCACCATCTGATATGTCAGATGTTGTAATAACATTGCCATATGTTAGTCATACTAATCAAGTTGAGACATTAACTCTTAACATGAGTCTTAAACAAACAGTATCTAATGCTAGTTCTAGAGAGAACTTATTGGATATTAAGGCACGTGCTCAACAACAGTACTATACACAAGACCGTATGATCACTGGTGAAGATTATCAGATCTTTCCATTTACTAGCTTTAATAATATTATAAAAAGCAAGGCTGTCAATCGAACTAGTTCAGGAATCAGTCGTTATTTAGACGTCAGAGATACAACTGGAAAATACTCAAGCACTAATATATTCTGTGAGGATGGCATCTTTTATCGTGAAAGCACATTACCAACCTTTAACTTTACGTTTGTAACTGACAGTGATATTGACAGTATTATTACTACGCAGATTGAAAAAATCATGCAGGCTAATAGCATGTACCACTATTTCTTAGATAACGAACCACGTTTTGATGTTACTGGTTTAGGTATTACCTGGCAACAAAGTACTATCGGAACTGGTGTTTGTACTGGTTACTTTCAAAATAGTGCAGGAAATCCTCAGCAAGTGGCTGGCTTTACTAGCAATAACCTGAAGTACTTTAAAGAAGGTAGCTTGGTTAAATTTACTGCTCCAGCTGGATATGTATTTGATGTTAATAATAATTTAATAATTGGAACATCAGGAACATTAAACACAAAAACTGATATTTGGGCTAGTTGTGGCAATTTAGTAGATGACGGAACAAACCAAGGCGCAGGAAATCTTGATAGCGGCTCTGGTCCAGTTACATTAACTGAAATTATTCCTGATTTAGCCATACTAGAAACTGTAATTCTTCCCTGGAATACTAGCTTAACAAGCACCGTTAGACAGAGTTTAATTAATGATATAAGCGAGCATAAGACGCTGGGTATTAGGTACGATCGTGATACACAAGCATGGGCTATTATTAGTTCCAGTAACTTAAACCAAACTACAACGTTTAGCACAACAAATAGCGGAAGCACCGCTGGCACTAATTTAGATGCCAGTTGGTTATTCTTACTAACAAATGATGGCGAAACTTATACAGTAAAGTATAGGCAATTAGATTATATTTTTGAAAGCCAATTAGAAACACGTTTTTACTTTGATAAAGACCTAAAAATATTTGACCCAAGAACAAGCAAAACAATACGTGATAAAATTGTTATGCTTAAGGTAAACAGTTTGCCAGATAGTAACACAAATTTTGCACAGGATTATGTAATGAACGTTGATGATACTATCGTGGAAGATGACGGATTTATCCGTACAGAAAGAATAAAAGTAACATTTCCTAATACCGACGGTGATAGTGTAATCGATAATCCTGATGTATTTGATGTAATTGTTTCTCCAAACACAAATGTTGCTAGCAAGGTAGTATTTTACAAGTCATACCTAGACGGAAATGGATATACTAAACTAGAGCCAGTGCCTGCAACAGATGTCGAAAGCCTTTACACAACACTTACCGCGGTAACAGCTATTAAAGACACCTATAGTTCAGGACAGATTTTTTATACTAGCAGTACTGGTAAATTTTACATACTGTCAGTAAACAGTGTTAATGAAAAGATAGTAACAGAAACTACAGATTATATTACAAAAACTGGCCGTAGTAAGTTACTGTTTCAGTACACACATAATGCGCCTAATAATAGACGTATTGATCCCAGTCCAAGCAATATTATTGACTTATACTTGTTAACTAAACAGTATGATGCTGATTTTAGAAACTGGGTAACAGATATTACAGGTAGTGTAATAAAGCCAGTCAAACCAAATACAAATGAGTTAAGAGACGCATATGGTAGTTTAGAAACTTATAAAAGTGTTAGTGATGCTATTATCTTTAACAGTGTTAATTATAGAACACTGTTTGGTGATAAGGCAGATGCGGAGTTGCAAGCTACATTTAAGGTTGTAAAAAACAAGGCTATGTTAGTTAGTGACAACGAGATTAAAGCTAGAGTAGTACAGGAAGTTAATAATTACTTTAGTGTTGAAAATTGGGACTTTGGCGATACTTTTTACTTTAGTGAACTAGCAGCCTACTTACATAATGCATTAACACCAGACGTACTAAGTGTTATTATTGTTCCTAAAAATAGCACCAGTGGATTTGGAAGTTTATACCAAATTACTAGTAGCAAAGATGAAATTTTTATTAGCTCAGCATCAGTCAATGACATAGAAGTTATTGATGTTATTACTGCTTCACAGTTACAGGCTAGTGGTGACGTAGTTAATAGCACTACAGACATTAACACAATAGAAAGTGTAAGTTCAGGAAGTGCTAGCTCTGCAATAGAAACTACTACTAATACTTCACTAGGCACTACTACTACCAGAACAACTGACGCAGGGGGTTATAGTTACTAATGGCTCTTAAAAAAACTAGTCAGTTACTACCTGAAGTTTTCCAAACCAATAAGAATAATAAATTCTTAAACGCAACTCTTGATCAGATTATAAGTGATGATAACAAGAAAAAGTTTAGTGGTTTTATTGGTAGAAAGAATTCTGAAAACTTCCAAGCGACTGACAATTATATTACAGAACCCAGCAATATTAGACAGGACTACCAATTAGAACCTGGAGTAATATATCAAGATAGTGCTGGAGATATTAAAAGTGTTAGCAGTATTATTGATAGCCTCAATACTATTAAGTATAACAATGGACAAGTAGACAATCAAGACTTATTGTACAGACAACAGCATTATAACTGGAGCAGTTTTGTTGATTTTGACAAGCTGATCAATTATGGTGAATACTTTTGGTTGCCCGGCGGTCCTGACAGTGTGCAGGTGTTTGCTGGAACAGTTGACACAACTCATGACTATACAGTATATCGTGAAGGCACCACTTATGAACAGATTGAATATGATACCACTGGATTTGATGAGAGCATATTTGATGAACGTACTAATGCAGTAAATAGTGGCGCATTAACTTACAAATTTGACAGTGCTACAGCTAGTCCAAATCCAACTTTATATTTGGCACGTGGTGGAGAATATACTTTTAAAGTTGATCAGCCGGGAATTCCATTCTGGATCCAAACTGAAACTGGAACAGACGGCATTGATGACGAACAAGCAAATATAAGCACACGTGAAGTAGATGGTGTTACTAACAACGGCGAAGATGACGGAACAATAACTTGGAGAGTGCCACACAGTGACGCACAAGCTGAGTTTACTGGAATGACAACTGATGCAGTTGTAGACTTGGCAACGCCACTGGTATACAGAGAAATACACAACCAAACTTTAAGTGCTTTTCTGGCTACATATGAAACAGGCATTGATGGACTAACAGAATTTAATGGTAAAACATTAATTTTTACTAACCACAGTGTAGATGAAACAGACTGGAACCAGGGAAGTTTGTTTGATGCTGATCCGTTTGATAGTGGCAGCGTTGAAGGAGCTCAAGGAACATTTGATCCTGTATCAGCATTAAGTGAAAGCGAACGCTATGGTATCTTTAGAATAGATGTTAACGATGTTGATGGTATTGATATTATACAGTTAAGCAGAGTTCAAGATATTACACAGGGAAATAAAGTTTATATTAAACAAGGTGTAGTAAGTGGAAGCAGAGAATATTATAAAGATGCAAGTGGATTACTACAACTAATCCCAAATATTACAGCTAGTCAGGATACATTCTTTTATCAAGACAATACAGATGAAAATCGATTTGGTAAAATTATACTTGTGGATCAAGGTGCTACCAGCCAAATTAATATTACAGACGAACTTCTTGGCAAAGAAACTTATACCTCACCTAACGACGTAGTGTTTACCAACGGACTTAAAGTAGAATTTGACAATAGTGTTACTCCTGAATCCTATCGCAACGAAACATATTATGTTGAAGGTGTTGGAAAGAAGATTAAACTAGTTAAGGTAACAGACCTAAGCACGCCTGAAACTTATACTAAAACAGAATCAGAGCCATACGACAGTGAAAACTTTGACGTTGGCGGTTATGAAAGTTCAAGGAGTAGTCCAACTGACCAGGACTATATTGTTATTCATAGGGCAAGTGAAGACAATAATGCATGGAGCCGTGGTAACAGGTGGTTCCATAGAAGTGTTATAACAAAAACTGCTGAATACAACAACTTTACTACTGTTATAGATGATACTGCTAGAGCTAAACGTCCTATTATAGAGTTTGACGCTGGGTTACACCTATACAATATGGGCTATAATAGCCAGCCTCCAGTGGACATTATTGACACAACACAAACTGACGCATTTAGTAATATTAATGGAAAACAAGGTTATTTTTCAGATGGTATTGACTTAACTCCAGGGCGTACTATATGCTTTACAAAAGACCCTGAAATACAAGAATGCATTTATACTATAAGCCATATTGATCAAGATAGTGACTTACAAACTGATCCAATTATTCAGTTAACTAAAACAGGCACAGTTAGCCTTAATGATTGTATGTTGAGTAGGTTAGGTGCTACCAACCAGGGAAAGATGTTCCACTATACCACTGATACTTCTGGTAACAGTGTGTGGAAAGAAGCACAACAAAAAACAAAGATTAATCAGGAACCACTGTTTGATGTATTTGATGGAGATGACGTTTCCTTTAGTGATACAACCAAGTATCCAAGCACTAATTTTGTTGGTAATAAACTGTTTAGTTACAAAAGAAGTACTACTGCTAGTGCTGACAAAGTATTAGGATTTGCACTAACTTACAAAAATATTAACAATGTTGGCGACATACTATTTGATAACAATTACGTAAACGACAAATTTACATATACTAAGTCAGATACTGGCGCTGTAGACATCATTATTAAAAGTGGACACATACACAAATATGATGCTGGTGTTAAAACACTGAGCAACGGATGGACAACATCCGTTAGTGAAAGTAAACAGTGGCAACAAGTTCAGCACATTGTTGATGTTGAGAAGTTTGTTTTTGAAATAGGATGTAAGCCAAAAGAAATAACTATAGAAACAACTCTCCAAGTATCTGTTAATGGTGTATTTCAAACTGCTGACAAATTTACACAACTTAACCAAAATGAAAAATACTATGTAAGTTTCTTTTCAGCACTAAAGACTAAAGACACTGTTTTAATTAGAGTTTACAGTGACGATCAAAATAAAATAGGATTTTATGAAGTACCTAGTAACTTAGAAAACAATGCCAATAACGCAGACTTTGCTACATTAACACTGGGACAATGCCGAAACCATCTTGTAAACATGACTAGAACAATAAGTCAATTTACTGGAAAGAGCTTGGGTACTAATAACCTTAGAGACTTAGATTATAAAAAATATCCAGGAAATATTTTACAACATAGTGCAGGTGCTACACTAGCGCATCACTTGTTGGGTAGTGAAAATAACTTGTTTGTCGAAAGCACAGAGTACTCATTAAATGAATACACTAGATTTAAGAACAGACTACTTGACAACATAGATAAACTTGATCTAGATCTTAGAGATCCAGTCGGGTCTCTTGATACTATAATGACATTTATGGTTGGAACTAAGAGCAGTAATTTTCCATTTTATTACACAGATATGATTCCCTGGGGTAGTGAAAAAACAACCACAACATATGTTTTAGATCAGATAACTGAGCGTACATTTACATTTAAAAGTCAATTTGACTTGTCACAAGTTAGTTCACGTGGGTTGCTAGTATACTTAACAAACACTACTACCAGTAACGCTGTACAACTTGCATATGAACACGATTATACTCTTGATACAATAGAAGCAGCACTTACATTGAGTAATGATATTACTTTGTCGATTGGAGATACTATTAAAATTGTTGAGTATTCAAACACCAATGGCAGTTTTATTCCACCAACGCCAAGTAAACTAGGACTTTATCCAAAATATCAACCAGTTATTACATTGGACGACACTTATCAAACTGAGGTTTTAACAGGAACTGGTCCTTTTAAAATTTACGGAACTGCACAGGATCGTTATACACAAAACGGTGAAAGAGAAACTGGATGGTTTTATCCACTGTATACAACAAGCGCGGCTGCTGGAGATGGAAGCCACACACATAAGTTTGAAGGAAGCGACAGAGTTTGGCATATGTCCTCATCTGGCGCTACGCATGCTGGTATTGACAACAGCGACTATGATGAGTACACTAACTACACACCAGTTTTACTAGGACATGACGGAAGTCGTTGGGTAGTATATAAAGATATACGTGATTTAATTCTACTAGAATACGAAAAACGTGTGTATAATAATATTAAAACAAACTACGATGCAAAGACTTTTGACCTAGCTGATGTACAAAGTGGATACCACAGAAACACCGAGCTAGAATTAGCACAGGAAAATGCTATACTAGGTAGGCTGTTTACCAGCTGGGCGCACAAGAACGCACTTAGATATCTTGATAACGATGCATATGATGCTGAAAATAGTTTTACGTGGAACTATACTCTAGGCACTACTGCAGATAAAGGTTTTCGTATGCCAGGTTATTGGCGTGGAATATATCGTTGGTTATATGATACAGAAACTCCACACTTAACTCCCTGGGAAATGTTGGGCTTGCACGTAAAACCAAATTGGTGGGATTTACGTTATGGTAAAGCACCATATACCCGTGGTAACTATGTTCTCTGGGAAGATCTTGAAAAAGGTAAATTGTATGAAAGTGCAAGCAGAGATGCAGAGTTTACAACTGAAACTTTACGAGTACGTCCAAATCTAACTGATTATATTCCAGTAGACGATCAAGGCCAACTTCTTTCACCAGCTGAGTTTTTATCCGTAGATGTGTTTTCTAGCAATGCTGATATATCCTGGGCTATTGGAGACTCTGGGCCAGTAGAGAGTGCATGGAGACGGAGTAGTGAATGGCCGTTTGCCCAACAAGTTTTATCAGCACTTAGAAAGCCAGCAAAGTACTTTGCTTTACTTTGGGATACTAACTTAATTAAGTATGATGCAACTTATGATCAAATTTTACAAAAGAACAAGAGCTATAGACCTAAAATAAACGAATATAAAGTTAATGGTACTACTATTACCAATACTACTACAATTAACCGTGTAGAAGGTTATAACCAGTTTATTGAGAATTATTATAAGTTTAAAAATTTAGACATAGCTAACTTGCAAACAGAGATACAAAATTTATCTTTGCGTCTAGTATATCCAACGGCTGGATTTACAGACCTATCACAAAGTAAAATTATAATTGAAAGTACTACACCAACAAGCACGGGAAACAATATTTTTATACCTGACGAGAATGTTTCAGTTATTGTTAATAAGAGTACTCCACTGGAAAGGATTACTTATACAGGTATTAATATTATTAAACGAAAAACTGGTTATGAAATTACTGGCTTTGACGTTAATAATCCGTTCTTTAAGATTGTGCCAAGTGTAAAAACTACAAACAACAGAAAAATAACAGTTGGAGAAAGAACTGCAATCCTGTATGATGACGGTGAACGACATATTATTAATGTAGCATATGGCACCATTATTCCAACAATACAACAAACAGCAGACTTTTTAATAGCCTATCAAAGATATTTAAAAACAAAAGGTTTAAAGTTTGAAACTTTAAATAGTATCAGTGAGCCAAAAGATTATACCTTAGCTGTTAAAGAATACTTACTATGGACTCAGCAAGGATGGGCTGATAATTCAGTGCTAGGTATTAGTCCAGCAGGAAACGAACTCAGAGTTAATAGGTTAAACACTACAACTGATAATTTAAACAAGTTTGGCAATATTAAAAATCCAAGCGGTGTTGCAATACGACCAACAGATTATGATGTTAGCAGAATAGATAATGAAACTGTCATTACTACTGATCCAGTTAAAAATAGCATTTACGCAGCACAAATAGATCCTATTCAATATGAGCATTACTTGGTATTAGATAATACTACAATTTTTAACGATGTCATTTATCAACCAGAGCTTGGAAACAGACAAGCTCGTGTTAAGTTTGTTGGATTTAAAAGTAGTCCATGGAATGGTACATTACATGCTCCAGGGTTCTTAATTAGTAAAAATGAATATAATTTATGGATACAAAACACAGATTATAAGAAAGGCGACATAGTAAGTCATAATAAAAAACTTTATGTAGCCAAAGATAATCATGATGGAGAATCTAAATTTCACTACAATAACTGGTTGCCAATTGACAATATGAAGTCTGGCTTATTGCCAAACATAAGTCAAAAGGCGCAGAGATTTACTGAGTTCTACGATTTAAATACTAGTAACCTTGAAAGTACTACTGATTTAGCTGCAAAAGGACAAATTGGTTTTAGGCAAAGAGAATACTTGGATCAACTAGGATTAGATGACGTAAGTCAGGTTAAGTTCTATCAAGGGATGATCAGAAATAAAGGCACTAAAAATGTTATTGATAAGCTAGTGCATGCTGACCTTACTAACTTGGATCAAGAGATTAATGTATACGAAGAATGGGGTGTGCGTGTAGGTGCTTTTGGTAGCATAGACAGTAACCAGGTTATTGAACTAGTAGTTAATGAAGCAGAGGCGCAGAACAATCAGGTAGTAGTTGAGTTACTGGACAGTAACGATACTGCTGATGTTGATAGACTAAGTTATTACGAAAAAGATCTTTACAAAGTTCCAAATAATTTTAGTAAAAACATATTCCTTCCTAGAAGCTCAGACAATAAAAAAACTGATATTGTTGGTGCTGGATATCCAAGATTAGATGATGCAGACTTTACTGTTTTTAACTTAGAAGACAACTTAGAAATTCTAACTGATAGTGTTGATAAAATTGGTCGTGGAACAACAATCTGGACTGTTAAATCAAATTTTGACTGGGACATATATCGTGTAACAGAAGTAGTTGCTGAAATAATTAGTATTGAGCAAACTGGCACTGAAGCAATCACCTACACAACAAATACTGCACATGGAATTGTTAAAAATGATATTGTGGTTGTTAAATCAAGTAACGACGTTGCAGGCGGGTTACACAAAGTTATAAGCACTGGCGGTAGTACAACATTTACGGTTGGTATTGAAGACGGTATTGAAATAGATGCATCTGGCAACTTAGTTATACCGCTGTTTAAATTAGTAAGTGTTCGCTTTCCTGCTAAATCTAATATTGCAAACTTTACGCCAGCATACGGCTGGGAAAAGAATGAAATTACATGGGTAGATGCTACAGAAGATAGCCAGTGGGCGGCATATAGAAAAGACAATCCCTGGGACTTTAACAGCGTCAATTACAACATCGAATCATCAGGTAATGCTGCAAACGGCACTAGTCTAGCAATTAGCAACGATGCATTGGCTGTTTTTTCCGGAGCACCAGAACAGTCAACAGGTGCAGTGTATCCTTATCTCAGAGATGACTCAGGTGTGTTTAATCCAGATTCTACCCTGGCACCCAGTGATATTGGTTCTAGCATTGATGCTTTTGGATTTAGCGTTGCCGCCGGAAACGAATATATAGCAGTGGGTGCGCCAAGTACCGATAGCAGTAACGGCGCAGTGTTTGTTTATAAACGTAGTTCTAATGGATCGCATCTACTTCAACATACCATAAGACTTGCATCGCCAGGGTCTAGTGCTAAGTTTGGTTACAGTTTAACAATGAGTAAAAACGACAGGTACATGTATGCAAGTGCTACTGGTGAAAACAAAGTGCATGTGTACACTCTAGTAGAAGTTGCTACTGTCGACGAAGTAAGTCAAACTTTTACAGGAGACGGCAGTGATCAAACTTTTACTCTTACTACTACTCCAGCAAGCATTGATGCACTTTACATACAAGACGGAAATGGTAAAGAATACCTTCCTTATAAAGACTATACACTAGGTGGAAGTGTAATAACATTTACTACCGCGCCAGCTAACACTCTTAGTGTTGTTGTTAGACAGCGTAGTTATTATAAACACACAGCCAGCTTTACTGGTAGTGATTCAACGGCTGGAGATCAGTTTGGTTATAACATTGACACTGATACAGCAGGTGAAACAGTTATTGTTGGTGCACCGTTTAGTACTGTTGGAGCATTTCCTGAAGCTGGTGAAGTATACCTATTCCATCACATAGTAGAACGATTTACTGGTGACGGAGTTACTACTGCATTTACTACATCTAATACATTACCCAGTAACTTTTATATTGAAGTTGACGGCGTAAAGCAGGTTGCAGCCACTGGTAGCTTTAGTTCATTCGACAGTGATAGTAGTGAGAACCGTTATACAGTTTCTGGAAATACTATTACTTTTAGATATAGGCCAACTGATGGACAAGTTATCCGTGTATACACTGGTAATTTTGCAGAAATTCAGAGACTAGATCAAAGTCAAATAACTGGCCAAGCACTTGGAGATAACGAGCAGTTTGGAACATCAGTTGGACTAGATGCATACGGCACGATAGCTGTAGTTGGATCACCAGGAGAAGATGAAACTAATCCTAACACTGGTAGTGCATTTGTGTTTATTGATGAAGGATTACGTTTTGGCTCAGTTACGACTGCTAGCAGTAATGCAGCAACATTCCAGCAACAACTGGATAGTATATTTGTTGATGACTTTGAAGTTGTAATGAATTTTAACACTAGTGCAAGTCCAAGTGACTTTGCATCTTCGGTTAACAATAGCAGTAATTTAACATTGCATGATGCAAATCTAACTAGTACTGGTCAAGTAACAATTACTAGTATAAATCAAGTACCAAACCAAAAGCTAAAAGTGCGGCCTGGCACTGGAGATACATTCCGTGTACGAGCAGAAGTAGAACCTTTTAAGTTTAGTCAAAAAATTAACCATCCGTTGTTAGTTGAGAACGAAAATTTTGGTAGAGTAATAGCTTTTGATAAGCATATTCCTGTAAGCGGAGTAGCTAATCAACGTTGTGTTATTAGTAGTGATCGTGCTAGCACAATGCTTGATGTTGCATTTGACAGAGACACAGTAACTACATCACTAACATATAACGACGCTTTGACAACCTTTGATGCAGACAGTACTAAGTTTATTGATCGTGTTACACAAAGCGGAGCCGCATATGTTTACGACTTGCTAGACAGTACAGTAACCACAGGAACTGTACAAAGTATTAGTAATCCACCACTTTATGCTTACGGGCAACAGTTAAGAAATACCAAGATAAATGAATTAGATAAATTTGGTTCTAGTTTAGCAATAAATCGTGGTCGATTATTTGTTGGTAGTAGTGCAGACAATGAGTGGAAAACAAATGCTGGTAGCTTCTATTACTTTAATAATGCATTAAACAAAAGTTCTTGGGAAAAGTATAGAGAGCAAACAGCTAAAATTAACATTGATGTTATCAATCGTGTAGCTACATATGATAAGACCAATAGCGAGATTATTGACTTTGTTGACACTATAGACATATTTAAAAATAAGTTGCCTGGCAGAGTACAATCAGAGCTAGACTATATTTTTCCAATTGATCCTTCTACGTACAGTGTTACCACTATACCTAACGAAGTTACACATTCAGAAAATAATAACTGGGATAATGAGTATGTTGGTAGACTTTGGTGGGATTTAAGTACATGCCGTGTTATTGAGTACGAGCAAGGTGAATTAGACTACAGAGTTCAAAATTGGAACCGATTCTTTCCTGGAAGTTCAGTAGACATTTATGAATGGGTGCAGAGTCCTGTATTGCCAAGCGAACATGTACAGTTTGGTTTAGTAGGTACGCCTAAATATGAAAATGACGAGGCTTATTGTGTATCCTTACAATATAATCCTGCAACTAATAGTACTGTAACACGTTACTACTATTGGGTAACTGGACTTAACGTATACCCTGAAGATGATCGTAGACATCTTAGTACTGAAAGTGTTAGACAACTTATTGAAGATCCAGCAAGTGCAGGACTAAAATATCTTAGTGTTGTAGATAAGAATGCTTTTATAATGAATAATCTTAGTAGTACCTGGGCAGACAGAAATGTTGTTCTTAGTATTAACTATGATGTTGTTAAAAATGAAGGTATACTACACAGTGAATTTGAACTAGTTAGCGAAGGAGATCCTGACCAGGACATTCCAAGAGACATAAAGACTAAGTTAATAGACAGTCTTGCTGGAGCTGATAAAACCGGAGCTGTTGTGCCAGACGCATCATTAAGTCAAGGAGAACGCTACGGAATTGCTATTAGACCAAGACAAACATTATTTGTTAACAGACAGCAAGCATTAAAGAATTTTATTACTTACTGTAACAAGGTGTTCCTTACTACGCCTATTAGCAGACAATTTAGTCTTACTAATTTGTTCCTAACTGATCCAGAGCCAACTAAATCAAGCGGAGCCTGGGATCAAAAGGTTGCTGATATTACTACTAGAGATTTTCTTAATACATTAACATTTAGTGCTGGATATAAAGTACTTGTTGAGAGTGATAGTACTCTAGGCGGTGATTGGGCTATTTACTCACTGGTAGTAGAAACTGATAATACTCGTACTTGGTTTTTAGACAGAGTACAAGCATTTAATACTGCTAGGTTCTGGGAGTATACTACTTGGTATGCCGACGATTATGACAGCACCACAATTCCGCAATTTACTGTTGATACAGAGCCAGATTTAATTGCACTTACTACTGCGGTTACTGGTGATATTTCTAAAGTATTAAGCAACGATGATGGTAACTATAGTTTCTTTAAGTTGACAACCAGTGGCTGGGATGAGATTATTATTGAGAACGGAACTATTAAGATACTGGACACAATATATGACTTTGCTAATGTATCCAGTGGCAGTTACATTGGATTTGACAGTGGTGTGTTTGACTTTGAAAAATATGATCGTGTGCCGCAACAGGAAGTTAGAAATATTGCAAACGCAGTTTTTGATGAAATTTTTGTAGGCATACTTGCTAGCAATAAAAACGAACTGTTCTTTAGAATGATCGAGTATGCGTTGCAAGAGTTACATCTTAGTAATACAGACTGGGTATTTAAGACCAGCTTTATTAAAGTATTACACAAGATAAGAAACCTAGACCAGTATCCAACATACCAGTTAGATAATAGTACGTTTATTGAAGAGTTTATTAATGAAGTTAAGCCTTATCACACTAATATTAGAGAGTATGTAGCAAGTTACGACGGCGATGACCAGTTCCAAGGCGATATAACAGATTTTGATCAGCATAGCTTTTTTGATACAACAACAAATTATTTTAGAAAACCCAGCGGCGATTTTGGTGGTGACGAAATTACTCGCACACAGGGCCTTAACAAGTCGTGGAGTGAGAACTACACTTACTATCTAGACAGTATTGTTATTGTAACTGCTGGAACAGGATTTTTAGATAATCCAATAATCACAATTAGTGCGCCTGACTCAACTAGTGGAGTACAAGCAACTGCAACGGCTGTTACAAACGGAGACAGTATTGTAAAAGTTACGGTAACTACTAAGGGAAGCGGCTATACTAAAAATCCAACAATTACTGTAACAGGACAAGGTTCTGGCCTAGTACTAAATCCAAGAATTGCAAACGATACTAATCGTGAGTTTGATACTACAATTAAATTTGATAGAATTGCTTACAGTAGTACTGTTAAAGACTGGACTGCTAGTACAAGTTACGACTACCAAGATTTAATTGCACACTATAATGAAGTTACTGGTAAACAGGAAGTTTATGAAGTTACTGCAACTGGTGGATTTACAAGTGGAACTACATTTGGAGTAGAAAATAATACTGGCACTGAAATACTTGTTGCATACGCAGATGAAAATTTAACTAGTGCCGCAGATAGAATTGCAAGTTACTACGTGCCTGGAGTTGGCATGGTTGGAGACGACTTAAACTTACTACAGCCTGGAACAGATTATAATGGAAACAAAGTAAGTGGACTAGGTTTTGATAGGGAACCTGGATATGATAGCGCAGTATGGGACATTGTTGGTTTTGATAACTTTGAAGTAGATGCAGACGGACTTGCAGTTACTAGCGGTATAGACACTGTAATGAGCAGCACGTTTACTGACTTAGCACTTGGTACAGCACCAGAAGATATCAATATAGACGGTGGACTATTTGTAGATACACATTCGAGTCATGCACCAGAAGAAGTAGTTCCAGGAGTTGTTTTTGACAATCTAGACATGGAAGTGTATACTGATCCTAGTGATGACTTTTTAGGAGACGGGAATGGATTTAAATCTGTTACCAGAGTTTATACAGCAGACGGCACTAATAATAAGTTTAGTTATGCCAATTCGCAGCGTAAAGAGCTCGTTGACTACCTGGTAGTTTACCAAGGCGCTACAAGAATACACGACTTTACTACTGACTACGAATTTCGTACAATTAGCTTTACTACGCAGCCAAGTGCTGGAACGCAAATTTACATTTATGGATTTGGTACAACTGGTGAAAAACTAGTACATGAAGAAGTACTAATAGGTGATGCAAGTACTGCCCAGTACACACTTGGTGTTGATTATACACGTTACGTACAGAGCTTGGTATTACGTGATGGTGTTTCAGTAGACCACAGTGTTAGCAACCAAAATAATCGTGTTACAATAACTATTAATGATACTAATCCAGACGGAAGTGTAATACATGCATTTATTAGTAATCGGGCAGCAACAAAACCAGCGTTTACATACGGACAAACACAGACCATAACACTGGTTGGTGGTACATACATATATGACTTAGACCAAGCGTTTGATGATGACTTTGCTAATCCAATTTCAGGAAATATTATTGTTGAAAAAGGATCAGAAAGACTACGCCCAGCTAATAGTGAATATTATACATTAGACGGTAGTACTGTTGCTTACAATACTCCAAATACTGCTGGAGAAAATTCAGCAAATGTTGCTGTTGGTGATATCCAAGTTGTTAGGCTTGACAAGACAAACAACGTTAGTATAAACCTAAACTACATTCAAGACTTTACATTATCAACAGTATTGGATGAAACAAGCACATTAATTTGGCAAGTAACTATACTAGATGCTGGCAATGCTGGTGATACACTTATTGTTAGTACACGCAACTCTAACGAATACTTTATAGATGCTGGTAAGTTAAGACTTAACAGCGGATTTGCATTTAGCGGCGGTGATAAGTTACATGTTACATCCTTTAACAACCATGACACCTTAAGAACGCAAACAAAAGTTTACATTGGGCAGGGTAGTAACAAAAAGTACACTTTAGACAGAACACCTACAAATACTAACAATTTATGGATAACACTGGACGGTGTAAGACTACATGCTGGGCAAGGCTATACTATTAATATTACTGGAAAGATAGATTTAAGCACTCAAACTATTACAGCTAGCAGTGAAATTATTATAACACACTTTACTGAAAATATTACAGAACCTACTATTGGTTATAGAATGGTTAACGACATGCTTGGTACTTACGAGTACTTTAGATTGTGTAATGACGGCCAAACACAAATTTCAGCAGATGTTTTACCTACAGATACAAAGATTTATGTAGAAGATGCAACTAAGTTGCCACTGGTAAGCCCAACAGCAGACAAGCCTGGTGTACTTTATATTGGCAATGAACGTATTACATACTGGGAGATTAGTTTTGAAGGACATTATGTCACTAATTTACGCAGAGGAACTAATGGAACTAGATTTGCTCCTAGACTTCTTAAAGGCACACAGGTATATGATACAACTGAAAAGCAGAGGTTGCCAGCTACCGATACACATACTAAGACATGGTATACAGCAGGCACAAGCACATCAGCAGACGGCTTTGGGTTACAGAGCTCTTTAAGTACTAACGCTAAGTTCCTTAAAGAATGCGAAGCATCTTTGCCTAATTACATTGCAGAATTCCAGTCATCCAAGTACGTTGAAGACGAATATGCAGATGAAGGATACTTTGGAGAGCTGGATATTTAAAACCCCAGTTAATTATAGCAAATAAATATAGGTAAATACGTAGTGAGAATAAAATGGCAATAACATTAAGAAGCAGTAAAAGCGTACCTTTAACCCATACCGAAGTGGATGGTAACTTTACTGATCTGAACACTAGAACTAATACACTAGAGGAAAACTACGTTAGAACCATTAACGGAGTAGCAGCTACTAGCAATGCTACCACGCTTACTACAGCTAACATTACAGAAAATACAAATTTATATTACACTGATGCTAGATCAAGAGCAGCAATTAGTGTTACTGACAGCGGTGGCGATGGCGCACTAAGTTATAATAGTAGCACTGGCGTACTAACATTTACTGGTCCAAGTTCTGCAGAAGTTAGAGCGCAAGTCAGTGTAACTGATGCCGGTGGAGATGGTAGCCTAGCGTATAACAATTCAACTGGTGTGTTTACATATACTGGCCCTAGTGCCGCTGAAGTTAGAGCGCATATTACAGCCGGAGAAGGTATTGATATTGCTAGCGGTGTTGTTAGTGGTGAAGACGCTACTGCAAGTAATAAAGGTATTGCTAGTTTTAGCACTGATCACTTTACAGTAAGCAGTGGCGCAGTAACTATTAAAACAGACGGTATTGACGATACACATATTGATTTTGGCACAGGTGCCAATCAAGTTAGTACAGCAGACGTTCCAGAACAAACAAATTTATATTATACAGATGCCCGTGTTTTAACTAAAATTCAAGCAACCAGCGTAGGACAGTTAAGCGACATAGACATATCAAGCACTACTAACGGATTTGGACTTGTATATAATAGCACAACCAGCAAAATTGAACTAGCTGAACTGCCAGGTGCGGCTGGCGGCGAAGCAAACAGATCTGTCAACGTAGGTGGCTTTAATGAAATATTTAAAGACAAGAGTGGTGTTGAATTTAGATTTAGATCAATTGATCACGGCGACAACCTAACTATTACACAGAACGCAAACGATTTAAAGATAGACTTGGTTAGTGCGCCAGAGTTTGGTAACTTAAAAATTAACAGTGCCGCAAATACCATAGAAAATATTGTTACAAATGCTAACATTGAATTAAAACCAAACGGTACTGGTATTGTAAACATCAGCGGTGCATTAACATCTAGTGGTGTAGTAACAGGAAGTAGCCTGGCAGGCACAATTACAACCGCCGCACAAACAAATATCACAAGCATTGGCACAATGGCCGCAGACTTAACTATTGGTTCAGGCAATGACATAGTTATGAACACCAGCGGAAGTGCTCACACAATTACAACTGCTACAGGAACTGGTGCAAGAACACATACATTCCCAGACGTATCTGGAACGATTATTAATACTGGTAACTTGAGTAGTATTACAGAAGTTGGTACTATTTCAGGAACATTAAATGTTGGTGGACTTGCTAGCTTAGACGGTGGCATTGATGTAGATGGTGCCTTCACAGTAGCAAATACAAGTGGTAATATTGCAACTAGTGGAACAGTAGTAGTTACTAATTCAGGAACATTTAATAGTTTAATAGTTGATAGTATTACTATTAACGATAATAATATTACAACAAATACAACCAATGCTAACCTAGTACTGTTGCCAAACGGCACTGGTGTTGTAGAACTTGACAGCAACATGGATATGAATAGTAACAAAATTGTTAATGTTACTGATCCAGGTAGCGCACAAGATGCCGCAACCAAAGCCTACGTTGATTCACAAACAAGTGGACTTAGCAGTTCGCTTACAATTGCTGCTGACTCAGGTTCCAACGACACTGTCACAGTTGGCACAGATACATTAACATTTGAAGGTACAGCAAACGAAATTACTACTACAGTAAGCAATAATAAAATAAACATTGCACTGCCAGACAACGTTACAGTAGGCGGAGCGTTAGTTGTTACAGGAAACTTAACAGTTAGCGGTACTACAACTACTCTTAACACCGCTGAGATGAAAGTTGAAGATCTAAACATTACACTAGCAGATGGTGCGGCTGATAGTGCAGCCGCAAATGGTGCTGGAATAACAATCGACGGTGCAGACGCTACTCTAACATATTCACACACAGGCACAAAGTTTGTAATGAATAAGTCACTTGACACTGACTTAATTGGCAACGTAACTGGTAATACAAGTGGGTCAAGTGGATCATGTACTGGTAACTCTGCAACCGCAACAGCATTAGCAGGTGCCCAAAACATTGGTATATCAGGAGACGTTACGGCAGCAAATGTTAGTTTTGACGGAACTGGTGCAGTAGCACTAAGTGCAGGTAGTGTAGATGCTACAACTGTAAAACTTACAGCAACTAATACTACAGCCGCAGATCATTTTATTACATTTGTTGATACAGCAACAGGTAGTGAAGCAATAAGAACAGATACAGATTTAAAGTATAATCCAGGTACAAATACTTTAACAGCAACTAATGTTGCAGGAACAAGTACTTCAGCAAAATATGCTGACTTAGCAGAGAAATATTATCCAGATTCAAACTATCCAGTAGGCACAATTTTATGTGTTGGCGGAGCAATGGAAGTAACTTTTTGCAACTCTGATGATATACCGGCAGGAGTAGTTAGTGCTGATCCAGCATTTTTAATGAACAGTGAAATTAATGGCGTAAATGTTGCGCTAGTGGGGCGGGTACCAGTCCGTGTGTTAGGACCAGTTCAGAAGGGTCAACTTGTACGTGCCGATAACAACGGCGTGGCTAGTGTAACCGCTCCTGGTGAACGAGTAGGTGTAGCTTTAGAACCCAACGCAGAAACAGGTGAAAAACTTGTTGAATGTATGTTAAAGGTATAGTATAATGCAAGATAGTGAAACAAAAAATATGGAAAATTTAGAAAATCCACAACCCACTACTCCCCTTAAAGAACAAGGCGGTGTAATGATGGAAGGTCACATTCGTATCTTTGATCCGGAAACTGGAGAAGATATTGTAAACAAACGAAATGCTATTCACTATGAAAATATGAGTGAAGCACTAGCGTTAAGTGTGAGTAATAAAACAACTGGTTTTATTCATGAAATGGCTTTTGGCAATGGAGGCACAAGCGTTGATCCAACGGGTGTAATTACATATTTGCCAGCTAATAGCAGTGGGCAGAATGCCAGTTTATATAATCAAACCTACTACAAAGTAGTGGACGATAATTCCAGTTTAAATACAGATGCTGGAAGAAATAAATTAACAACAAGTCATGTAAGTGGAAACGTTTATACTGATATTGTTGTTAGTTGCTTGTTAGATTATGGCGAACCCAATGATCAGCAAGCGTTTGATAATACTAGTAATTTTAATGATATATACACATTTGATGAGCTAGGCCTAAAGAGTTGGATCGGAACAGTTAATACGGGCAAGTTATTAACTCATGTTATTTTCCATCCTGTTCAAAAGAGCTTGAACAGGCTAATACAAATTGATTACACAATTCGTATCCAAACTTTAACTAATCTAACAAGTTTATAATATTGTTAGTTTATATAACATGATAAATAATTTAAAGCTCGTGGAGAAATAAAAGATGGCATATACAGTCAATAAAACTAGCGGATCTGTGTTAGCTACCGTGTCAGACGGTACAATCGATACAACTACAGATCTAGTCCTAGTTGGTAAAAATTACGCAGGATACGGAGAATTTCTAAACGAAAACTACGTAAAACTGTTAGAAAATTTTGCGAATACCAGTGCGCCAGGGTCACCCTTGGCTGGGCAAATGTGGTGGGATACTACTAACAGTTTGCTCAAAGTTTACACCGGGTCAGCATTTAAAACAGTTAGCTCAAGTACAGCTAGCAGCAGTCAACCAGCCAGTAGTGTTACTGGTGATCTTTGGTGGGATACTACCAACGGCCAGTTAAAAGTGTACAATGGTAGTGCATTTACAACTATTGGTCCTGCATTTACATCAGGCACTGGCACCTCTGGTGCTATTGTTGAAGTTGTAACAGACAACTCAGCAGCAGACCATGTTGTTGTTAAACTTTATGTAAGCAGTACAGTTGTAGGAACAGTAAGTAAAGACTCCGAATTTACTCCACAGACAAGCATCGGTGGCTTTACAACAATTAAACCTGGTTTACAACTAAGCTCTACAGTCTCTGGTGCTAAGTTACAAGGTACAAGTACAGACTCTGATGCACTTGGTGGAATTGCCGCCGCTAACTTCTTGCGTAGCAATGCTAGCGATAGTACAAGTGGTGTCCTAAGTGTTCTTAACGACACTGGCATGGTTGTTGGCGTAGATAGTGATTTAACAATTGGTATCAACGGTAGCAGCAATCCAGTGTTTACTAATAGTAATACTAACGGAAGTATTATACTAACACCAAACGGTACCGGTACTGTTGATATTAGCAGTAAGAAAATTTCAAGTCTAGCAGATCCAACCGCAGCTCAAGATGGTGCTACAAAAGCATACGTTGATGCTCAGGTTAGTGGTGCTGGAGCTTTAGCCACAACAGGTGGCACAATGTCAGGTAACTTACTTGTTAGTGGAACAGTTAACTTTGGTTCTAATAGCTCAAGAATTAATGAAGTTTTTGCTACAACATTTAACGGTACAGCAAGTGCTGCACAATACGCTGACGTTGCAGAAAACTTTACAAGTGATGCAAAATACGCACCAGGCACAGTAGTTGCACTGGGTGGTGTTGAAGAAATTACTCGTGTTAATGATGAATTAGCAAATAACGTCTTTGGCGTTATTAGTACACGCCCAGCTTACTTAATGAATGCGGCCTTGGATACTGGAACAGCGGTTGCTGTTGCGGGTCGAGTCCCTGTAAAAGTAGTTGGAAAGGTAAATAAAGGAGATAGACTTGTTAGTGCTGGTAACGGCCTTGCAAGAGCAGCGGACGAGAATGAAGCGACTTCATTCAATGTTATTGGCCGTGCAATCTCAACCAAATCAACAGAATCAGAAGGTACAGTAGAAGCCTTTGTAACTATAAATTAATAAATGAGGAAAAACTAAATGGCATATACAACAGGTGATACAATTCTTGATGGACACTATAACGGTTTCGTTACCAGTGTTAATGCTTTATGGGGGCAAGGTACCGGAATTAGAGGTTGGGGACAGACATCAACAATTTCCAGTGTTTCAGACGGAAACTCCATTACTGCATCTCAGTGGGCAACACTACTAACAAGAATTAAATCAGTCAGTGATCATACTGTACAAGATGGAAACATTACTGTAGACTCAGTAACTAATCCAAGTGCAACTGATCTAATTACAGCTATCGGTGCGTTAGCAACAGATATTGGTACTTTAGATACAGCAGTTGCTGGCGGCAGTGTTGCAGCTAGTATTACTAGTGCAAAAGACACAGAAACGCTAACATCAACTGGTACTTTTACAAATACTATTGTTCATGAAGTTACTTGTACATTTGCTGGCGGTGACGAAGCACGTTACTTCTTTAATGCTGGTGGGTATATTGAAGTTGCTCCAGGACTAGCAGGCGGCACAGCAGACGCAAAATACAACGAGTGGCTCGACTTAATTGATACACTTATTGGTACTGTTAGACTACGTGCAACCACACTGGAAAAAGCTGGTGGTTCAGGCACTCCAGCTACTAACCTAGCAAGTAACGGATACTACGATTTAACAACAAGTTATGTTGTTCATTATAAGCAAGTTGCAGACACTGCACCTTATACAGCAAACTTTTGGCAGTTAGAAGTTAAAGCAGGATCAGCACATGGCGATGGCCGCGGCAACATTTCAGATATTGTTCACTTAAAGTGTACCTGGAAAGACGATGCTGCTGATAGTACTAGTTTTAACAAGAACATTTATAATATTCTTGATCAGGTTGATGGTAACAAAACTGACGTATTTACAGCAATACCACCAGCAACCACACACATTACTGATACTGTTGGAACAGTAACGATCGCTACAGTAACAAATACAGAATCCTAATAGGATTTAAAGTTTAGAATAAGTTGACAGGGCCCTAGTGGCCCTGTTATACTGAGTACATGGATATAGAAAACTTTGAAGACTTTGCACGCCAGCGATTGGATCACAATCGTCAGCGTCTCACATTAAAAGAACAGCAAGAACAACGTCTAACTATCACTTATGGCGGTGGACAATTCCGAGTAACCATGGAGCTCATGAGCTTTTTAAAAACCTGGGAAGATCATACGAGCCTGTACCTAATAGATGACTATGATACCCCAGTATACATTGATAGTGCAGAAGCGATGTATGAACGATGTACTGCTCGTTGGTATGAGGTAATGAACGATTGGAATACCCAACACCAAGAGTTAAAAAAGGTACGTAGAGTAGGACAACTAAGTGACTAAAGGCGCACTACTACTTGCTACGCCACATGAAACAATAGATTATATAGGCTTTGCAGAACTTGCTGCAAGACTCGTACAAAAACATCTAGGTATTGACACACATATACACATAGGCGATGCAGTACCTGGTAATGTTAGAGCGTTTCGCTGGCACAATAGTACTGTAACAGTTCCCTGGTACAATGCTGATAGAACACTAGCATACGACCTAAGTCCATTTGATCAAACCTTGTTGATAGACGTAGACTATTTGTCGTTTAACAGCAATCTAGCACAATACTTTGATACAAATCATGAGTTCTTGTGTTACGATAAAGTTTGGGATGTTACACAAACAAATAGTTTTAAAAATGATGCTACTATGACTAGATCAGGATTGCCCATGCTTTGGGCTACCGTAGTTTACTTTCGCAAGTGCCAGTTAGCTCATAATATATTTGAAAATATGAAAAATGTACAGCGTAACTGGCGGTACTATGCAAAGTACTATGGATTTAAGGCTGGCAAGTATCGCAATGACTTTAGTTTAACTATTGCAAACCAGTTAATGAATGGCTACAGTAGTGGAACCTATTTTAATCATCCGCTTGCTAGTTTAAGTACAGAAGATACTATATACAAAGTTAAAGATACTGAACTATACATACGTTACAGGCACGGCGATTCATTTAATGCTGTAAGGTTAAAGGATACAAACTTACATTGTATGAATAAACAGTGTTTACAGGATCCTGAAATTAGGGGATTACTGGAAGAGTATTCTAAACGTTAGTACTTTGGTAGTAGTTGCCCACCATTTTTTTAATTTCAATCACATTAAAGTTAGGATCAGCAACAAAAAAAGTAATTTGGCTAGTAACCATGGAGTTAAAACGATTAATTGGATTATCTAAAAACCCAGGTCCGTTTTGAATATCACGAACAACCAGACTATAATCTGTGGGAGATAAATGAATTCCAAAATGCGGAACCCAAACTTGTTCTCTGTCCACAGGATGTCTATGTCCTTCTAATCCCATGCGTGGTTTACTTTCATGTAACGTAAGCTCGTTACCCCAAAAATCAATATCCTGCCAACAACCTTTCTCACAAGGACCTAGTTTACAACCTAAGATTTCGGTATAGAACGGCAAAGTTGTTTCAAGAAATCCGCCCTCAATAGCGCAGTGAAATATATTGCTGTTCATAAAATTATTTAGTATAATAAGTAATATAGTACGTTTTAGAAAGCAATAACGATAAATGTTCAATGAAAAAGTAGAGCCACAAGGTTGGCTTACGTTTGCACAAAATAGTGACACAGTTAATTATGTTAACCAAGCATATCTTCTTGCGTTGAGCATTAAGAGAACATGTGCCATAAATAAATTTGCAGTAGTAGTGGATACTGAGTCTGCTAAGACAATAACACCCAACCAGCGTAAAGTTTTTGACTATGTTATCGAAGTTCCACGGCAAGATAATCCTTTTGCTTTAGAATGTAGTGCTCTAGAACTTACACCATTTAAGGAAACGTTTAAATTAGAATCTGATATGATAGTTCCACGTAGCCTGGATCATTGGTGGGATGGTTGCAGAATACAGGATGTGTGTTATACTACTAGAGTAAGAGATTACCAAGGCAAAGTTGCAAATACTAGATATTATAGGAAATTTTTTGATGTCAACAACCTTACTGATGCTTATAATGGCTTTACATACTTTAGGTACAGCCGGGCTAGTACTGAGTTTTTTAATACTATTAAAAGTGTCTGCCAAAACTGGGATACTTTGCGCGACAGGGTTCTTAGCCATTGTATCTACGATAAACCTGACACTGATGTGTTATATAGCCTGGCTCAATCTTTTACTGGAAATTCCCATTTTAACAAACTAACCTACCCAACCTTTACACACATGAAGGGTGCAGTTAATGGGTGGAAACCTAACATAGATTGGCGTAATGCTGTTCCCTGGACATTAACTAAAGACTACTCTCTAATCGTAGGAGGATATGCACAACAATATCCATTTCATTACTTCCAAAAAGATTTTTGTACGCCGGAGTTAATACAACGATATGAACGATGAACCACTAGCACCCATGGGTTTTGAAGACGAGGAACAAGGATTCCAAGCCTTTGCACAGGCACTAGCCGGCCTTGACAAAAGCTCGATTGACACAGAGCGCAGATTGCCGTATAATAAAGACACTGGTGAGTTTAACATGGGAGATGCTAGTACAGTAACTAGTGATACTGTATGGAATTTTCCCTATATTGTAATCGATAAATCATACAGTGTAAGTGATGTTAATCATCGTGTACACCATGGTGTAATTGTTCGTATAGAAACAGCAAACCATAATTACTGGACATCTACACCAGCAGAAACGCTGGAAGATAATCCATTTTTTTGCATAAAGGAGATTGATGACGATGGCGCTTAAAGATGTACATGACAGAGTACAACTTGGAGAAATGCGAGACAAGTATGAAGTAATCCGGCCTTTTAGCTGTAATATTGTCCGTACTGTTATGGAACCTGAACTAGTATCTGGGATGCAAGAAGTATTTAAACGACAAAGCAAAGATTTACATCTAGAAACTCCTGAAGAAATTGATAATAGTTATGGACTTGCTGGCAACAATGCAAGAGAGTTTACAATTAACGAAGAACTACTGGGCACAGAAACAACACCATTACTAACATCATGTTTAGCTGACCTTTGTAGTCAGTATTATGTTAGTACTATTATAGTTGAGTGGCGATTTAAAAAAGGTGTGTTCACACCTAAGCACGTAGAAATAGTAGAACAGCATTTAAAAGAAATGGCTATCAGTGTTAATATTCAAAATGTTTGGGGAAACATTAGCGTTGCTGGAGACTTTAATCCACCACATACACACAGTGGACACGTTAGCGGAGTTGCTTATTTCCAAATGCCAGACGATATTGAACGGGAATGGTTACTAGAAGATCATGACCCAAGTGCAGGTATGATTAACTTCTGGGATGGCAGGAGTCAAACTCTTAGTCTAGCTAGCTTTAAAGTTAAACCAGTTGTAGGTGACATATACTGTTTTCCAAACTGGCTTAACCACAGTGTATGGCCTTTCCGCAGTTCTGGACAGCGTTGGAGCATAAGTTATAACTGTGAAGTATTTAATAAAAATAATGATTTGCGTTTAGATGAGATGGAAAAAGCAGAACTAAAGAATGAAAAACGTAAATTATTAAAGGCGTTAGAAGATGCTGGTTGATGTTGCTGATTTAGACTGCATTTACCTTAGTTATGACGAGCCACAAAAAGAAGAGTTTTGGGTAAAGATACAAAATATCGTACCCTGGGCTAAAAGAGTAGACAGTGTTGAAGGCAGTGACGCCGCACACAAGGCCGCGGCTGCTGTTAGTGACACTGAACGTTTTATTCTAATAGACGGTGACAACATTCCAGACGAAAGGTTCTTTGACGTACAGTTAGATATCAAAGACGAATATGCTGATTGTGTATTTCGTTGGAAAGCTCGTAACTCAGTTAACGGACTTATGTATGGCAATGGTGGACTAAGTTGTTGGACACGTGAGTTTATTAATACAATGCGTACACACGAAGCAACTGACGGCAGTGACGAAACTCTAGTAGAGTTTTGTTTTGATCAAAAGTATATAGCATTAAACAATGTATACAGTACAACGTATCCAAATGGAGACGAGAAGCATGCATGGCGGGCTGGCTTCAGAGAAGGTGTTAAGATGTGTTTGGACAAAGGACGCAAACCCAGTATTGATGAATTTAAACAGCAGGTACATGCTAAAAACTTTGACAAGTTGTGCATCTGGCAAAGTGTAGGAGCAGACGCTAAACACGGATTTCAAGCAATGCTGGGTGCTAGGTATGGAACGTACAGGCTAATGCTTACTGACTGGGAGTATCAGGGTGTTAGAGACTTTGAAGTTCTGGATAAACTCTGGGAAGAACATGACTATAATTTAGACTTGTTTGATAGCATTGGTGTTCAACTTAGACGTAAACTAGAACTTCCTATTGTGGACTACAACAGTGATGAGTCCAGGTTCTTTAAACACTACTATAGCCAAACATATCATGAGCATGATCCTATGACTGCTGAAATAGATGTTATCAGGAAAACCGAAGGATGGTAACTTGTCATGAGTGATTATTTAGACGATGCACAACTAGCCAAAGGAAAACTAGCCGGAGTAAGCGGTAGTTTCTGTTTGGCTAAATGGAAGCAAACAAGCCTGCACTTAACTACAGGCCACACTAACAGTTGTTACCATCCGCCATTGCATAAGATTCCTGTAGAGTCTCTTGCAGATAATCCAAGTGCCTTGCATAACACTGAGCATAAAAAGCAACGCAGGGCTGAAATGGTTGACCCGTTTACTAAAGTAAAGCATAGTGAATGTGACTACTGTTGGAATATAGAAAAACAAGGCAACATGAGCGACAGACATTATCGCAGTGGCGAACCCTGGGCCATGGAATCGTTTGATGAAATTGTTGCTAATCCACTGGTAGACGTTAATCCTAGTTACGTAGAAGTAAACTTTAATAATGCATGTAACCTGGCATGTAGTTATTGTTCACCACAGTTTAGTAGTACCTGGACAGCAGAAGCAAAAGAACACGGTGCTTGGCCTACTAGTACTCCACATAACGATCCAGCGCACTTTACAGGCGACCGCAGAGCTATTCCTAATAGGGAAGAAAATCCTTACCGTGAAGCATTTTGGAAGTGGTGGCCTGACTTATACAAAGACTTAAAACATTTTCGTATGACAGGCGGCGAGCCTATGATGGATCCTAATACGTACAAAGTATTTGATTATGTGTTGGAAAACCCTAAGTCAGACTTGCACTTAAACGTTACCAGTAACTTTAGTACTGAACCTAAAATATGGGACAAGTACAAAGGATACGTGCAACGATTAACAGCAGAGCCTAATACAGTTGAACACTTTATGCAGTTTGTTAGTCTGGATACCTGGGGCAAACAAGCAGAGTATATACGTCACGGACTGGACTTTGACTTGGCAATAAATAGATGTGAAGAGTTTATAACAGACGTCCCGGAACGTTCAAGTTTAACCTTTATTATTACAATGAATAATCTTAGCATTGTTAGTCTCAAACAATTATTGGAACACATATTATATCTACGCAAAACCCACACTACTACGTACCAACGTATATGGTTCGACACCCCGTTGTTACGAACTCCAGAATGGCAGAGTATGCAGATACTTCCAAAGAGCTATCAGCAATGTTTGTGGGATTGCATTAACTTTATGAACGATAACTTGGATGAGATGCATGGATTTAAAGACTATGAAGTATTAAAGATGCGTCGTGACTTGCAATGGATGCAACAAGGAACATCTGATATTGAGCGTAAACAAGCAGACTTTTATCGTTTCTTTAGCGAGCATGATCGTCGAAGAGATACTAATTTTTTAGAAACGTTTCCAGAGATGACTGAGTTTTGGAGTTTATGCGAATATAATGCTAACAGATCTTGAATTTAAAAAACAACAATTAGACACAAAGAGTGCTAGTTTTTGTGGTGCTAAATGGGGAAATGCTACTATTTGGTTAGGCAGTGGAATGACTACTAGTTGCCACCATCCGTTGCCTCATAAAATTAACCTATTAGCAGTACAGACTAATCCTAAACTCTTGCATAATACTCCAGAGAAAAAAGAACAACGCAGGCAAATGCAATGTGGCGAACGTCCCAGCGGCTGTGAGTACTGCTGGAAGATTGAAGACATGGGTCCTGAATATGTAAGCGACCGTGTATACAAATCGAATATCTACAGCAAAGAAGAATTACAGGAGTTTTACGAAACACCCAGTGAAGATGATGTAAATCTCCGCACACTAGAGATTGCCTTTGACAGAACATGTAACTTTGCATGTAGTTACTGTAATCCAGCTTTCAGTACTACTTGGGTAAAAGACATTAAGAATAACGGCGGATATCAGGGACTTGTCAGTGATGGGCGTAATCATTTTACTCACACACATGAAGAAAACCAACTGTTTAAGTTAAATGAATATAATCCATATGTTGAAGCTTTCTTTAAGTGGTGGGACAGTGATTTGCACCGCACATTAAAAGAACTCCGCATTACAGGCGGCGAGCCTATTATGAGTCCTGAACTGTGGAGGTTGTTTGAATGGTTTAAAAAAAATGTTGACAAGAGCAAAACTAAACTTGCAATTAACAGCAATCTAGGTGGCAAACCAGAGCTTATTGATAAATTAGTAGAAGCAAAACAACACGTACCTACACTGGATGTGTATACGAGTTGCGAATCGACCGGAGTTAAAGCAGAATATATTAGAGACGGATTAGACTTTAGTCACTGGTGGGGAAACTTGGTAAGACTACACCAAGCTGGTATTAATACACATTGTATGATGACAGTTAATGCACTTTGTTTGGATACACTGCCAGACTTAATATTTAAAATATTGTATGCTAGACTAGAATTAGATAAAAATTTTGCAGTGTTTAGTTTAAATATACTAAGATTCCCTAGTTTCCAAAGTTGTTTGGTATTGCCACAGTATGTTAAAAACACATGTGCAGGTAGACTAAAGAGCATACTGTTATGGGATTTACATGACTTTGAAAGAGGTCAGGTTGAAAGACTTATAGAATACTTGCGTACTGTGGAAAAGCCACATAATGAATCGTTTGAAATGCCTAAATTACACAATGACTTTAAACAATTCTATCAACAATATGATGTAAGAAGAAATAAAAACTTTGAGACTACGTTCCCAGAGCTATCAGCATGGTATCAAAAATTATGACGTCACAGGATTTAGATTACTATTTTCCAATAAAGACTAAGACTGCATGTCAGAGCAAATGGAGTTGGAGTACTATATGGCTTAATTCTGGTACTAGCAGTAGTTGTCATAGGGTTGATGATTTTAAAATACCCGAAGACGATTTTGGCAGTTTTCACAACCTGCCTGAAAAAATTGTACATCGTGAAAAGATGCTTAAAGGAAAATGGCCAGGACAAGGATGTGAGTACTGTAAAGTAATTGAAGACAACAATGGGTTTAGTGACAGGATGCACAATAACGATATTCCTGGATATGCTCCTACCGAGCTTAAAAAAGATCCTACGTTAACTCATGTTAAACCTACAATTGTTGAAATATTTGCACATAATACCTGTAATTTTAAATGTACTTACTGTAGTCCGATTCTAAGTAGTAGAATTGAGCAGGAAAATAATATTTTTGACTCACATCCATTAATCCCCCCTAACATTGTTATTAATAAACAAACAGTTAATAAGCGATACGAAGACTTCTTTTTATGGTTAGAAGATAACATACAAGGTCTAATGCGATTGCACTTACTAGGTGGAGAAACTTTTATTCAGCATGATTTGATAACTAGAGTTTTAAATTTACTAGAAAGAAAACCTTGTCCTAAATTGCAACTTAATATTTTTAGTAACTTTAATCCTCCTCAGAAGTACTTTAAAAAATATATTAACAGTATACATGAGTTGTGGAAAAAAGGATGTCTTTCTAGATTTGATCTAACAGCTAGCATTGATGCTTGGGGGCCACAGGCAGAGTATGTTAGGTTTGGATTAAACTGTACAGAGTTTGAAGAAAATTTTGCATATGCAGCTAGTTTTCCAGAAGAGTTTCTGTGGCTTTCAGCAAATCAAACAGTAAGTAGTTTAACAATGAAAACCATGCCTGATTTAATTCGTATGATAAACAAGTATAATACTGATAGACACATAGGACACTATGCAATGTTAGTAGACGGCTTTGAATTTATGCGCCCTGAAGTTTTTGCTTATGAAACCTGGGATCCTATTTGGAAAGAAATATTTAAAGAACTAAAAACAGATACCTTTGAGCAAAAGGAGACAGTAAAAATATTTACTGGGCTTCAAAATGTTATGCAGAGTAAGCTAGAACATGACTATAATAGTATAGAAAAACTACACAGTTACCATGACGAAATTGATAGAAGAAGAAATACTAGTTGGAGATCCTTGTGGCCAGAGTTAGAAATTAAAAAACCATGACTGAAGATTTAGAAAACATATACAGTGACTTTGACTATGGACAGAGAAAACCTCTGCATATTAAAGAGTCAGAATTAACAGAACAAGAAACGGATCTTCTCATTAAGAGCGATACATTCTGCATGTTACCCTGGATACATCTGCATGCTTACCCAGATGGTAAAGCATATCCATGTTGTCTAGCAAAATATGAACATCCAGTTGGATCTCTGAGAGATAAAACTATTGAAGAAGTATGGCGTGACAACCCCATGCAAACAATGCGTGATAACATGTTAGCAAATAAACCTTGTGTAGAATGCACAAAGTGTTATGAGCAAGAAAAGTCAGGATTCTTTAGTATGCGTAACTCAAGTAATCAAACGTTTGGACATCACATAAAAGAAACTCTAACAAGCGACGAACTAAAGATCCGTTATTATGACATCAGGTTTAGTAACCTGTGTAACTTTAGTTGCCGTAGTTGTGGTGACATCTTTAGTAGTAACTGGACAAAAGAGTATAAAAAGTACGGCTGGCTGCCTAAAGATGCGCCTAATGTAACTTATGCTGGCAGATACAAAACAGATATCTGGGAACAAACATTACCGCACGTGCCTTACTTCCAGGAAGTTTACTTTGCTGGTGGCGAGCCACTAATGATGCAAGAACACTGGAATTTATTGGACGAACTTATTAAACAAGGACGCACAGACGTTAAACTAGTATACAATACTAATTTTAGTGAGACAGTATTTAAAGGCAGAGATGTTTTTGAGATCTGGAAAGAGTTTAATGAAGTAAGTGTAGGTGCTAGTTTAGATGCTAGTTACGCAAGAGGTGAACTTATGCGTACAGGTACTAAGTGGAGTCAAACTGTAGCTAATCGCGAACGAATGCTTAAAGTTTGTCCTGATGTAGACTTCTATATTTCAAGCACACTAAGTATTATGAACAGTTACCATATTCCTGAGTTTCATAGAGAATGGATTGAGTTAGGGCTATTAGAGCCCATGGATTGGAATATTAATATTTTACAAAGTCCTGAATACTTTAGAATAGATGTACTGCCAGAGGTAATGAAACAAGAAGTATTAGCTCTTTATTCAGAGCATATTAATTGGTTAGAAGATAAAGATAGGTTTAAACGTGCTATTAATGGATTTAAAAGCGCAATGAATTATATGACAGGAACAGACAACAGTAGTTTAATTCCTGATCTAATTAAAAATCTAGATAAACTGGATAATTTACGTAAAGAAAATTTCTTTGAAGTATTTCCAGAATTACAAAGGATTAAAGAGCATGGATAATGACAAGTTTTTACCAGACTATACTGGAAAAGAAATACCAAATAGATGTGTATTGCCCTGGATAAGTTTAGAAACAACTCCTTTAGGTGGATTTCGTCCTTGCTGTTTGTATGACAGGGAGTTACTGGATGTAAATGTTAAAACTCACAGTCTAGAAGAGGTATTTCGCAGTGAACAAATGCAGGATCTAAGATATGCATTTAGTAAAAACAAACAACCCGGATCATGTCAGCGGTGTTTTAAAGAAGAAGACGCTGGTAAAAAGAGCAAACGTCAGTACATGCTGGAAAAGTTTAAAGATTATGATCAAAAAATAGACTATCAGAATTTAGATGGTGACAACATAGTCTTTTTAGACCTTAAACTGGGAAATATATGCAATTTAAAGTGTCGTATATGTGGAAGTTGGTCAAGCAGTAAGTGGGCACAGGAAGAGTCTAAGCAAAAAGGTGAGGATCATATCGCTAATGACTGGTTAAAACAAGGACGTTGGCCACGCAGCAGTAAAAAGTTCTGGGAACATCTAGATGAGTTACTGCCAAATATAAAGTACTTTGAATTTACTGGCGGAGAGCCCTTTTTAATTAAACAGCATTTTGATTTACTACAACGTGCAGTGGATCAGGGATATGCTGGTAACATCGATATACATTATAATACAAATGGTACACAATTTCCCAAACAACGTGAAGTGTGGAAACACTTTAAGAATGTACAAATTGCATTTAGCATTGATAACGTAGGAGATAAGTTTGAGTACGAACGTGATGGCGCAAAGTGGACAACAGTAAACTCTAATATTAACAAGATTGTAGAACTTAAAGACCAGGGGTATCCACTGGAGTTCCAGGTATGTACCACTTGGAATGTACAAAATACAATGTACATGAGTGAGCTACTTAGCTGGTTTAAACAAACTGGTATTCCTGATATACATTTTAATTTAATGCACGATCCAGAAGAATTTAGTTTATTTAATTTGCCACTTAGTCTTAAGACTCCTACTATGATAAGTTTGGACAAATGTATAGTAATGCATCCTGACTTTGAAGAGAGAATTAGAAGTATTAAATTTATTGTAACTCAACGAAGCGATGAAAATGATGGTAATGCATTGCGTAGAAAGTTAAATGAGGTTGACACGATAAGAGACAAACATTTAAGTAACAGTCATGTTAAATTAGCTCAACTCTTAAACTATGAACAAGCCTGATAACTTATGTATGGCACCCTGGACGCATACCTATCTCAGCCCACAAACTGAGCGTAGATTATGTTGTGCGAGCAGAGAACCTGCACAGAGTTTTACACAATACATTGACACTGATGCTGGTGATAACGTATACACTCCGCAAAGTTTAGACGAGTACTGGAACAGTGAACGTATTCGTAGAGTAAGACGTGATATGATGAACAATATCGTGCCAGCTGAGTGTGAAGTATGTGATAAGAAACTACTTAACACTGACGTTTATCGTGATTACTTTGGACACTTGTTTGCACACAAGTATCCTGAAGTTGTTGCTAGCACTGACGAAACTGGTTATACAACAATGAAGCCTGTAAGCTGGGACTATCGTTTTAGTAATTTGTGTAACTTTAAATGTCGTATGTGCGGCCCTATGCTAAGTTCAAGCTGGGAAACAGAAGCACGTAAAGCTGGTAAAATAGAACCCTGGATGGAACCAGCAGTAAAAAAACAAATTAGCAACTATCAAGACACACAGATAGAAGCTGAGTTTAGTCAAGCAGTGGAAGAACATCGTATAGAAGAAATATACTGGGTTGGTGGCGAGCCTCTTATGTATGAACAACATTGGCGATACATGCAACGCATTATTGAACTAGGTGACGGCCCAGGACTATATGCACGTTATAATACAAACCTAAGCCGTGTTGACTATCAAGGCGTAAACTTGTACAATGATATACTGGATAAAATTAGAGACTGGCAAATATGTGCTAGCCTAGATGGTGTTGGTGAAGTAGGAGAGTATATACGAACTGGGTTAAAATATGACGAGTGGTTAGAAAACTTTAAACAAGGTCTAGGACATGCTAGAAACAGACGCATGATGCGTATAGACTTTACATTAACTACTCCTGGATTATTTGAGGTACCTGAAATTATTAAATTAGCAGATGAGTTAGGTGTAGAAGTATTAGCAAAGACTACGTTTGCATTTACGCCAGATATTGCAATGAGTCCACTCTTTCTTCCGCGGCCCATTCTAGAACAGATAATTAATAGTATAATGCCGGCAACTCCCGGCGCAATGCGTGACGTGTTAACAAACCTAATTAATCGACCAACGTTCGAAGAAGAATATCCGTCGGAAGTATATCTCGAGGCCAGATGTAGAGCCAAGCAAAGAATGGAAAGTCTGGATACAGGTAGAAAAGGGACAAGGTTTGTAGACACGTTACGTGATCCTGAACTTATTAAGTGGTGGAAGGAAATACCCAGTATTGGAACTACTAATTAAAGCTATTATAGGTGGAGCAGTAATTGCAACTGTAAGCACTGTGAGTCAAAAATATCCTACTATAGGAGCATTTGTGCTGGGTATACCACTGGCTAGTTTTGTAGCATTTGTATTCATGTACTACAGTGGTGTAGACCAACAAACATTTAAAACAATTAGTATACAAACCGTATACTTTGTGGGTGTAAGTTTACTGTTTTTTCCTATATTTGTGTATACAATGCCATATATAGGTTTTTGGAGTGCAATGGTAATAGGCACAGTGATTACTGGATCACTGATGCTGGTATTATATCAGTATCTAGTTTAATTTAAAAAGGGGACTGCATAATGCAGTGGATTAAAAATATAATTAATAGAATTAAGATGGAAATACAGTATAGAAAACGTCTTAAAGAACTAAAAAAACGAGATCCGTTTATTTACAAATGACAGGTGTAATGACTCCAAATATATTAGGTGTGTCAGCTGGCTTCCACGATGCTGGTGTTACTATTATTAGTTCATTTAGCGGCGATATTCTCTTTGCTGGCCACAGTGAGCGTTATAGTCGTGTAAAGAATGACGCCACACTTAATCGAGAAATGATGCAGGAAGCTCGCAGTTATGGCCCTATTGGCAAAGTTGCATGGTATGAGCGTCCCTGGTTAAAAAAGACCAGACAAATGTACAGCGGAGAATGGCGTAAAGTTTTTAAGGATGTTTCACCTAAACAACAGTTATTCAATGTAGGTGTAAATCAAACTATTAAGTATTATGGACATCATTTAAGCCATGCCGCGGCAGGATTCCAGACAAGTCCTTATGATAAAGCGGTTGTTGTGGTTGTTGACGCTATTGGTGAATGGGATACTTACTCAGCGTACCTGGCCAGTTATGATAATCTAGGCAAAGCACAATATAAACGAGTATTAACAGTTAGATATCCAAACAGCATGGGATTATTTTACAGTGCAATGACACAGGCCGCTGGATTAAAACCCATGGAGGAAGAATATATATTAATGGGAATGGCGGCATACGGGCAGCCTACGTGGTATAGAGACATTTATAATAGCTGTGTTTCAGAAGATCATAACCAAACATGGAAACTTAACTTCCATGCTGGTATTCCTGATAACGTGTTGCCACCAATCGATAAAGAAAGCCTGGCCACCAGCGCACAATTAATAGTTGAACGTTGCCTTACTACATTAATGAGACAATTAGCACACAAGTACCCTGACTATGACGACTGTGTTTTTATGGGCGGTGTTGCGTTAAACTGTGTCGCTAACAGTAGAATACGTGAATGTTGGAATAGATTGTGGATTATGCCAAATCCAGGAGACTGTGGTAGTAGTTTAGGTGCCGCTGCACTAAGTTATGGCAGACGATTAAATTGGAAAGGGCCGTACTTGGGTACAAATATTCCTGGAATATATCCCAGTGACGAGATCGTTAGTGAACTAGTAGAGAATCAGATAGTAGGAGTAGCCGCAGGACGAGCAGAGTTTGGACCTAGAGCATTAGGTACTAGGAGTTTACTTGCAGATCCAAGAGGTGCTGATATTAAAGATCGTGTTAATGAAATTAAACGCAGGCAAAATTTTAGGCCATTTGCTCCAATTATACTAGAAGAACACGCTCATGAATACTTTGACATGCCAGCGTTTGACAATAGTCCTTACATGCAATTTACATATTACTGTAAGAAGCCCAAGGAGTTTCCAGCTATTGTTCATCANGATAACACAAGCAGAGTACAAACTGTGGGCAGAAACGATCATACTGGAGTTAGAGAGTTATTAGAAAAATGGTATGTATTAACAGACTGCCCTATGTTGCTAAACACCAGTTTAAACATTAGAGGTGAACCCATGGTTAACACTAAAGAAGACGCCAAACGATGGACAGAAAAGTATGGTATTAAGGTATGTACAAGCTATTGAGGTATGCAACTAAATGAAAAATAAAATAATTAAAAATAAAGATAAGTTAATTAAAAAGGTATATAAAATGGAATTAGGTAACCCTATAATTACTACCCTTGTTGGTTTGGTAATCTTCTATATTGGGTTAAAAATGTTTTCGGGTGGAATGAAGTCGATGGGTAATATGGACCATTTATCCTATTTTATTCATAACCCCTACTGGATGTTTTTAGGTGGTATTATTATGACATTGTTATGGCAAAGTTCATCATTGTCGACAACTGCAATTATTGCTCTTGTAGCAAGTGGCGCAGTGCCACTACCAGCGGCGATAGCGGCAGTCCTGGGTGCAAACATTGGCACAACAGGCACTATATGGATTGCTGGAGCATTGGTATCTGACGGTATGCCAAAAGGTGATACACTAAGGATTGCATTAGCTCATAGTGGAGTAAATCTGTTTATGGCTGCTACGTTGCTGCCATTTATTCATCATATTGCTAGATTCTTAGGAAGGTTTGGTTAAGGTAACTTAGGTAAGTTAAAGATTTCCTTAACTTGCTTTTGGCGAACCTCTAATTTAGACCAACACTCACTATTAATAGTCATAGCACTGTTAATATATGTATGATCAACCATATCATACACTACTTTAGAACTAAATTGCTGTCTTAGTTCGATGGAACGTTTTTTCTCAACGGCATCTATGTCAACACTGGGATCAGTAGCCTTAAATACTGCTTTAATAAACACAATTATGTCCTGATAATCTTTATATACTTTTTCAAGAGCTTTAATTGTAGGCGGAGGATTTACAGCTTGTTTTGTTATTACATCAGGATCAGTTTTTTCTAGACCCTGTTTAAACCCTAGGTAAATATAATAGTAATTACGAGTTAATTCCGCGGCAACCTGGCACTGAAGGCTGGACTCAATGAGCACTATTAACGATTTTATCTGTTCTTCGTTTACAACTTTTTCTTCAGGTACTACATTTTCTGGTGGTGCTACGGGCTGTTGCCACGGAAGTTTAAAATCAAATTCTTCAAAAGGTTCTGCTTTAGCAGGACTAATTACGAAAAAAAATACAAAAAACATAAAAAATAAGTTGCGAATCATGATATTATCCTATATAATATACTTATCGTTGTACACAAGGAGATACAAATAATGAGTGATACTACAGAAAATACACAACATGAAGAGCCAATGCTTGGCGGAGATCCGGAAACATGGACTCCAGAACCTGAAGAAGCCAGCGAAGAAGCACCCCAGGAACAGCCTGCCGCTAGCGGGTTAGGTATTGAAGATTTAAATTTAATGGCACAAGTTCTAGAAATTGCTGGACAACGTGGTGCTATTAAAGCTGAAGAAATGCAGGTAGTTGGTAATCTATACAACAAACTGTTTGCTTTTCTAGTAGCTAATGGCGTCAGACAGGCACCAAGCGCACAGGCCGCAGATCAGCCTGTACATACACATGACGATGGCACCGAACATGCACACGAAGGCGGTGACGCTGATCACA